TTAGAAGCCTCCGCTTCCGAAGCCGTCTCCGCCGAACCCGTCGCCGCCGAAGCCACCACTCCCAAAGCCGCTACTTCCACCCTTCTGGGGCGTGCCGTCGTCCCGCAGGCCCTTCTCACCAGCGATGCTGTCCACAAGACCCTCGCGCACGCCACCCATGCCACCGACGAACGGCACGCGGCGGATGGCTTCTCGCCAAGCGGCGCGCTCCTTGCCGTTAGTGTCCGTCTTGTCGGTCACGCCGCCGAGCACGGTGACGCCCGAGCCGACCGTGCCGACCGTCGGGCCAGCGAGAGCGGAGAGCACGCGGGTCTGACCGAAGGCCCCGTTCTCCGCGCCTTCGACGGTGGTGTGGAGGATGTCGGCCAGCAGCCCAAGGCCGCCAAGGGCCATCATGCCTTCGGCGAACCACCCGGCAAAGTCGTTCTCATTGCCGTGGATGCGCTCGTTGTAACCAAGGAACTTCTGCCAGTTGCGGACGCGAAGCTGGGCCTCGCGCTGGTCCTCACCGCCACGGAACTGGACGATGTCCTTGGCTGCAAGGGTGGCGGCACCCGCCGCCGGGCCGAGCGTGAAGAGATAGAGGAGACTCTTCATGTTGTCGGGGTCGAGTTCCGACAAGTCCTTGCTCTTCCAAGCGCGCCGCACGTCTTGGCCGTTCTTCCCGATGATGTCGGCGGACATGCGCCCGAGCATCACGGGATAAGATTTAAGCTGCCAGATGATCGAACCCCAAGGCGTCTGGGTCCAGAGCGGCATGTCGTCCGGGTTCGGCGCGAAGATGCTTTCGTTGGCGAACTGCACGATGGCGTTCTTCACCAGCGGGTCTTCCATGTCCGCCTTGCCCATGGCGCGCCCCTCATGCACGAGGTGGCCAATGCCGTAGTGATTGAGGCGGCGCATGATCCGGCGGTATTCGGGGGTCTGCTGGCTCATGTCGAGGCCGTCGCCGACCTTGGCCCGGATCGCCTTGGACACGTCCACGCTGAACGCCTCGAAGCCGGTTGCCCCGGCAATCTGGCGGACCATGTCGGTCCAAGGCGTGAGCAGCGTTGCGTTGAAGAAGGCGTTGTTCGCCTTACCCAACTTGCCCGAGATGTCGGTCGCAAACAGGCCAGCCATGCGCTGGTGGACAATGCTCTCGATGGCCACGCCAGTATTGCGGATGCCACGCGCGTAGTCGGGATCGCTGGCCATCTTGGCCATTGCCTTGATCTGCGCACTCGCCTTGCCCGAGCGGATCACCGGCAGGACGAGGTCGGTCATGGAGGTCAGCGTCGTGAACGACAGGAGCGTGACGGCATTGAAGGTGCGGATACCACGCGAGGCATCGCGCATGGACTTCGTGTGCAGCGGGCCATGGCCGACTTGCTTGCGGAGGGCGGCCTGCATGGCCGACTCGGCGAACATGATTTCCTCCACCTCGGCTGCGCCGCGCAGCCCGCCGCCGTCACGAAGTCCATCGACAATGGCATCCACGCGGTGCTCGTAGGTGCTCTTGGTGGGGGCCTCGTAGCCGACCGGGGTCTTCTTGGTCCGGGCGGGGTCGAGGGCCATCAGGAAGTCCTTGGCCGCCGCAGCCCCGCTGGTGTTGAAGATTTCGTGGACACGGCGCGCGGCCTGCCGCGCGCCGAAGTCGTCGCCTTGGAAGGGCATCACGGTCTCGTCGCGGAACTCCAAGGTGGACAGGTATCCATCTTCGGCAATGGCCCGGATGTCCCGGCGGGACACGCGGTTGGTCGAGAGCAGGTCGGCAATGCCGTCCAGCCCTTGGTCCATGACCTTGAGGTAGTCGTAGTAGCCATGGTTCATCGTGCCCCAGCGGCGGCCTTGCAGCGTGGAGCGCACGCTGCCGTCGAGGTATTTGATGAGCGTGCCCTCAAGGTCGTTCAGGAGGAACTTGTTGAGGGCCTTGGCGTTCGCCTCGAACTCGGGGTTTTCGAGGTGAATGAGGCGCTGGTAGCGCAGGTGATCGCTATCCGCCGTGCGCGAGGAGCCAACCGGGGGCGGCAGGTATTGCCCCTCGTCATCCACAAGGCGCGACCAGACGCCTTGGGCGCGCTTGGACGCCTCGGCCTTGTCGATGGGGCGGCCTTCGCTGCTGCCTTCGGCCATGAAGTAGTTGCCGAGTTCGTCGATGAACTCGTCCTTGTCCCGCTGGAGGCTTTCGACATCCCAGATTTGCGGGAAGTAGTTTTCGATCCGCCCGACAATCACGCCCGCCTTGCGCAGTTGGGACAGTTCGCCGCCGAGCAAGTCTTGGATGTGGATCACCACGTCCTTCTCGGCCTGCGAGAGCCGCGAGAACTCGATGGACGGGATGCCACCCATGCGCAGGGCCGTGAGGATGCGCGAGTGGGAGTCCGGTTGCTTGCCCGGCTTGATGTTGTTGAGCCAGCGCCCGAAACTTCCGGGCGAGTCCGGCAGCTTATCGAGCATATCGCGCAGCTTGAAGACGCGGTCGCCGAGTTCCGTGGCGTGATCGACGTAGTGCTGGCGGTGCCAAGTGGCGACGGTCTTGAGGCCAGCCTCGTCCATCCGCTTGGAGTTCGCGCTGAACGCGGCGGTAAAGAACTTCTTGGCCGTCGAGAACGTCTTGCCAGCGTCCATCCGGCGCTGGCGCGCAGCCGAGAGAAGCATCTGGGTGAAGTCCGTCGGCGCAGCGACGGAGTCCATGTAGTTCACCACATCGGCCAGATCGCTCGGGCCGAGGGTCTCGTTGTTGAGGGCCTTGGCCATGATCGCGTTGTTCGGCGCAGCCACCTCGGAGACGAGCGAGTGGTAGAGGATCGGGTCGGCGTTATCGAAGGCGGTCGCCTCGATGGACTTGACGTTGTTGCTCGCCGAGACCTGCTTGCCCGAGGAGGGGTCGATGTGGTCGAGCAGGATCAGGCCTTCGTGGAAAACCTGCTTTCCGCCGGGGACGGTGTTCGGGAACGTGGCGCGAACAGAGTCGTAGCCAAGACGCCCAAAGCTGTCGGCGAGGATGTCAGTGGCATACTGGTAGGCACCGGCGGAGCGGTCGCCCAGCACGAGCTTGGTCAGCAGGCCATGGAACTCGACAGCATCCATGTGGCTGGGGAGCGAGGGCTGCCATTTGGCAGCGTCGCGGTAGTCGATGTGCCCATTGGCTTCGAGGTCTTCGAGGAGGCGCGCGACGAGCGCGCTGTCGCGCTGGATCGTGACGCCTTGCCGCAGGTCGAGCGGGTTCTTGGCGCGCACCACGACGCCCAAGACCTTGGGCGCATTGGTGAGGCCCATGTCCTCCAGCTCGGCGAGGAACATACGCTCGAAGCGGCGGAGACCGTCGATGTCTCCGTCCAGCTTCTCGGTGTTGGCATCAGGCATGGCGCGCTTGCGCGTGAGCACGCCGATTTCGCGGCGGATGTCGGCGATGGAGGCGACGGTATCAGCGACCTCGTCGAAGTCTTCGGGGGCGATCTTGCCTTCGTCGCGCAGGCCCTCGGCGCGCGTCAGCATCGCGTCGTAGGTCGAGTTCTGTGCATAGACCTTGTCGGCCACCATCTGGTTCTTGGTCAGGTGGATGCCGCGCGCGAAGTCGCTGCGGCCCGAGCGCATCACGGCGTCGGGCGAGGAGAGCGCATCGCCGGAGGGCGTGCCGTGGTAATAGACGACCACTCCATCCTCGTCGCGGCCAACGCCGTTCTCGACGAAATCGAGCATCCGTTGGATGCGCTGCCCGCTCATGCTGGCCATGAGGTCGGCGTAGTAGGAGGCGGCGTATTCGGGGGCGATGCCGCCCGTGCGCGGGTCGGCATCCACCACCCGCCGGGTGGTGGCGAACATGTCGCCGTAGCCGTCGATCCGACGGAACATCTGCTTGATCGTCTTGCGGCCAATGAGGCCGTTGACCATGTAGGCGACCGCCTCGACCATCCGGTTCGCGAAGGCCACGAGGCTGGAGCGTGCGGAGAGTTCGCGCATGTCGCGCCCTTCGCGGATTGCGAACATGTCGCCCTTGGCCACCTTGCCCATGGAGTAGAGCGCGCCGCTTTCGGCGAACCATTCCTCGGCCAGCGTGTCGATGGTGGCGTCTTCGAGGTCATCGACGCTCTTGTTGGCCGGGGCGTAGAGTTCAATGCGCTTCTTGGCCACGGGGTCGCCGCCCTTGGCGGCCTCGATGAACTGGTCGCGGACCACCCGGAGGTCGTCTTGGTTGAAGATGCCGGTGCGCAGGGCGAGGTGATAGACCTCGTGCATCACGTCGAAGGGATCGGAGACATCGTTGGTCAGGCCGATGGCCATCTTGCGGAGGCTGCTGCGCAGCGCCGAGAAGCCTTCGCCCCGGAAGTCGGCGAAGACCCCGGTGGCCCCGGCGGGCTGTTGGCGGTTGGCCAGTCGGTAGATGTCGGCAGTGGACGTGACATGCGTGTTGTTCAGCGCGTCCGTGGTCGTCTTGCCCATCAGGTTGAGCGCGCGATAGACGAGCGTCCGCATGGTCGCCTGCACCTCGGGGTCACGGTGCGACATGAAGCTCTGGATTTCGCGGACGACGGTCGGCGCACCCTGCATGATGCCGTCGCCGACATCGCCCATGTGCTGCTTGACTTCGGTGTTGACAGCCGCACTCACCAAGCGGGAGACGCGCGGGCGGATGGGCGGCTGCCCGCTCTTCTTGCGCCGGGTGTTCTCGCCGCGCCGATACGCCTCATACATGATCTGCTCGACGAGCGGCCAGTCGCCATCATCAATGGCGTCCTGCATCATGGCATGAAGGTCGGCGGCCCCGGCATTTCGCACTTCGATGGGGACGGAGAATTTAGCGGTGCTCCAGACAGCATCCGGCTCCACCTTCTGGCGGCGCAGGATTTCGGTTGCACTCGCATCGCGGTCGAGATCACCTCCCTTCTTGAAGTGAGCGATCAGCTCTTCGAGACTCATGTCGCGAAGGCTGCGCTGTTTGGTGGAAGCCGTCTGGGACTCACGCGGCTGACGCTTGGAGCTGGGCGTCTTGGCAGTCTCGACGGCGGTCTTCTTGGTTTTCTCCTTGGCAGCCTCGGCACGCTTTTCCTTGTTGCGCGCACGAACCTCCGTTTTCGGAGTGTTCCGCATCTCCTTGGAGACACGGTAGGCGTTCGGGAGTTCGGTAGCGGAGAAGGCCGCGCCGCGACCCTCGGCCACTTGGAGGGCGCGGTTGAGCGTGTAGCTCGTATAAGCGACGGTGGTGTCGATGGAGGTGTCCGTCCCATCGTCCCAGATTTTCCGCAGGGCATCGAAGACGACGGTCGGATCGGTCGTGACCGTGCCCGCTTCCGGGTCGTTGCCGCGCAGCCAGATGTCGGCGGCATCGGGGCCGTCTTGGGCCTCGGGATCGAACTCGTCGCCCCATTTGACGAGGAAATCCTCGTCAGGTTTGATGTGAAGGGTGTCCGCGATCTTGTAAGCGGCGTCACGGACAAGCTTGGCCATGTCGCCCTGCTGGGCCTCAAGCCACTTCCGCCCCCGCATGGGGGCGAAGGTGTTGCGGATGGCCGTGAGTTTGAACAGGAACTCGGCGATGTCGCGCGCGGTCGCGATGGCGGTCTCGACCTGCTCGCTGTTCAGCGCGCGCGCGAGGTCGTCGTGCATCAGGTTGATCGTGTTGATGTGCGAGACGATGAAGCGCCCCTGCGGCGTCTTGAGTTCGCCGCGCGGCTTGACCATCTGGAACTTGGCCGCATCCTCCGGGTCGGGGATGATCTTGGCGAAGAGGGGTTCGAGGCTCTCGTCGATGAAGTCCCTCGACGCGAAGCGGTCGAAGACGGCCTTCATGTAATTCCACATCTTCGTCCAGAACGGCACGTCATCCCAGACGAGCTTGTCGCGGGAGCGCATCATGAAGGCCACGAACTGGTTGGCGAAGTATTCCTGCGGCGACAGGGTGGCATTGCCCACCGCTTCGACCGGGACGCTGCCAAGGTCGCGGGCGTTCACGTCGAGGGTGCCGTCAGCGTAGAAGCGGTCGCGGATGCCACCCCAGAACTCAAGGCGTTCTGCGGGCGTGAGGATGTTCTCGTAGGCCCAATGCGCCACCTCGTGGTAGAGCGCGAAGAGGCGGGGGGCGAACTTGTTTTCCGGGTCGTTCTTGAGCGTGATCTTACTGGCGGAGCCAGTGACGTTCATGTCCACAGCTCCACGCTCGATGACCGGCTTTTGGGTGCCATTCAGGCGCTCAAGGAAGGACTTCGCAGCGGCAACCTCCTTGGGGGAGCGGCCAGCGAAGATGTCGTCGATAGCCTTGTTCGCTTCGGCCAGAGTGGCAGTTTCGCTGGCGATGCCTTCGGGGGCGTAGCGCGTCTGGAGCGCATAGAGCGTTTCGAGCGAGCGCGTGAGCTTGTCGAGATACTCGGTGTTTTTCAGCCACGGAAAAGTTTCGAGATGCTGCGCGGCAAGTTTGATGTCGGCGAGAGTGACGCGGCTATCGCGAGCAAGACGGGTGCCCTTGTAGGCACCCTTGGTGCGAAGGAACTCATAGGCGAGCTGGAGTTCCTCGAACTCCGGGCCAGTGAGGCGGGAGAGGTCGATGAGGGTGGCTTTCGCCTCCGTCTTCGACATCGGGGCGTTTTCCAGCGGATCGGCGTCCGCATCGGCGGCCTCGTTGATTTCATCGGCGGACGACTCGGCAAAGCCGTCGCGGGCTGCCTTCGTCTTGGACGAAGTGCCAGCGGGAACGCTGCCCACGATGAAGTCGTCGGGATCGCCCTTGCCGATCAGGACTTCGGCACCGAAGCCAGCATCGGCCTGACGCTGGGACAAAACGCGAACATCGTCGGGATTGGTGCGGCTGCGCACAGCCACGACGCGATCTCCGGCCACCTTGGGCGTGACGACCTCGGCGCGGGCCTGCGCCTTCGGGTCGGGAGACGACTTGGCCTCCCGCTTGCTGGCTCCCTGCACGAGCGCAAGGAACTCGTCACCGGACAGTTCGCCATTGCGCAGGGCTTCTGCCCAAGACGCCAGATCATCGGCGCGCGGCGGAGCGCCGGGGGTTTCGGCTTCGGGGGTGGGAGCTTCTTCTTCGCGGGTAAGGCCGCGTTCTTCGAGGGTCTTGAGGGAGAGCTTTTGCTTGCTGCCGCGACCGGAGGCCGCGAGCGCATACTCGCGGTTGGTGTAGTATTTGCCGGTGTGCGGCGAGTAGAAGAGCGGGGTGCCCTTGGGCACATAGCCCTTCTGCCGCTTGGTCTTCCCGGCCTTGGTTTCATAGGTGCGCGAGGAGCCGCCGATGACCCCGGTCATGGGTTCGGTGGCGGTCCACTCGGCCACGGGCTGGGCTTCGGTCTGGTAGCTGCCGCTCTCCTTGCCGTTCTCGTCGAACTGGCGAACGGTGCGGGACTTGCTGTTACGAAGCGCTTCAAGCTCGAAGGCCTCTTGGGACAGCGCGCCGCGCCGGGGAGCGGAGCCATCGGTGATGGTCCGGGTTGCTCGGCCATCGGCATCGCGTTCGGTGACTTGGCCAGCACGGAGGATGGCCTGCGGGCGGCCATTGCCGCCGACGCCGGAGGTGCTGTAGCCCTGCCCGAGTTCGTCCATTGCCCGGCCAGTGGCGGAGCGCTTGCGGCCTTCCTTGCGCGCGGCATCGGCTGCCGCCTTGGCGGCGGACTGATCGGCCTCGCGGGTGGTCGCCTTGGCGGCGGTTCGTTCGGCGAAGGCCTCACTGGCCCCACGGATTTGGGCGTCGCGCTTCACCAGATTGCCAAGGAAGGGCGTAAGCTGCTCGCTCATGCTCTTCCTCGGGCCAGCCATTTTGGAGGTAACGTCGGCAATGGCATCGCTCATATCGAGCGGATCGCTGGCTGCCGTCTTGGTCTTGGCCTTCGTGGCCCCCTTGGTTTTCGTGGTTCCCTTGGCCTTCGCGGCCCGACGCTTCTGGGCGCGCTTGGGGGTGGCGGGGGCCTCTTCGGCAGCTACGACCTTGGCGAAGGCGTCGGGCGGCAGGCCATTGGGGTTGCCGTAGCGCTCGTCGTAGAGCTTGGTGACGGCCTCGGCCTGATCGGGGAACTTCTCCTGCGCGATCTTGGTGAAGGTCTCGCGGAACAAAGCGTGACCACGCATGGGTTCGAGGCTGTCGTCGAGGATGTCGAAGACTTCTTCGAGTTCCTCGTCCATCTCGAAGAGGCGCGCGGCGAGGTCTTCACCCGGAGGGAAGTAGGGCTTCGCGCCGGGAACGGCGGGGACTTCCGGCGGCTTGGCCTTGGGCGACTGCACGAACTCGACCGGGCCGCGCGGCTCGGTCGGGAGCGGGGTGGGCCCGGTGGCTTCGGTGGGTTCGACCTCGCCTTCTCCCTCGGCCTTTGCCGGGGTGACTTCGAGTTCGGCAGCGATCTCTTCGCCTTCGGCGGTGATCTGCTTGAGTTCGGCGATGCTCGGGTCTTCGCGCAGGCGGCGCGCGAGGGACTCAAGACGGACGATGCGGGCAAGGTTCTGGTCCGCCTTCGCGCGCGTTGCGGCGTCATCGCTCTCGATCAGAGAGGAGGTATTCTGCTCGTAGCTCCGGCGCAGCTCGTTGATCTTCTGGAGCTGCATCATGGTGGCCACGTTGCGCTCGGCAGCCCGGATTTCCTTCTTCGGGGCACCTTCGCGGTGCATCCGGTCCAGTTCGTCTTGGGCGCGGCGCTGGGCATCCGCCAGCATCTCGGGATCGTAGAGGTCTTCGGGGGCTTCGGGTTCCGGCGTCGCCGAAGGCTGGGCACCGGGTTCGGAGGGCAGCGCGTTGATCGGCGACTGCTCCTGACTCCCCGACTCGGAGAAGAGGCGGGCGAACTCACGCGCCTGCGCGTAGTCCATCTTGGCCAGTTCTTCTTCGTTGGCCCCGGCAGCCCGGAGGCGGGCGACAACGTCGGTCATCCCGCGCGCGCTCGCGCCAGCGACAGCACCGCCCAGAGCGCCGCCGATACCAACGCCGAAGAGGCCGCCGACACCGGCAGCCACGGCACCGCGTCCAACATCGTAGCCGTCTTGCAGGCCAACGTCGGACATGCGCCCCTGATTGATGGCGTCGATAGTGCCTTCGGTCACGGCGTTTTCGATGGCCCCGGCGACAGCACCGGACTTCGCGCCCTGCACGGCGACGCCAAGAGCGCCCTTGCCCGCGCGCGCGGCGGCGAACGCGCCGCGCGCGCCAATGCCGACGCCAAAGGCGTTCAGCGGATCGAGCAGGGTCGCCCCGGCCCAATCCTGCCATGCGTCCACGTTGGTAATTCCTCGCGTCGGCGCGAGTTCGTAGGCGCGCTGGATGCGCGCCATGCGTTCCTTCTGGGCGGCGTCGGCAAACTTGCCGCGCCCGAACTCGATGGAACCGGCGACAGTGTTGTTGTTCACCCACGTCTGGTGGGTGTAGAAATCCTCGATAAGCTGGTCTTCGGTCCAGTCGTCGGCTCCCGTGCCGTCGAACTGGCGCTTCCGCATCTCGCGGTATTCTTGCTGGAACCGGGGGTCACGCAGGAGCGTGCTCGGGTCTGCATCAGTGAGGTAATCGCTCTGCGACTGACCGAGGTCGCCTCCGCGATTTCCATAGACAGGCTTGTAAGCCACTCCGGTTCTCCAGTTTCCGTTTGTGCCGGAACGTCTTGGAGCACCTTGGAGTGGGCGGTCGTCCTACTTGCCGTTGAAGAGGTTCGACCAGTAGCCGCTGTCTCGGGTGGGACTGGATTTGCCGGGGCTGGTCGAATTGCCGTTGAAGAGGTTCGACCAATAATTGCCGTCGCGCCGCGTCTGGCTCCGGCTCCGGCTCTGGCTGGGGGCGGGCAGGTCCACGGCGTCGCCAAGGGCGCGCATGTTCTTCGCGACGTAGTTGCGGGTCTCTTCGGGAGCGCGAGCGAGCCAGTTGGAGCCGTGGCTCTTGATGGCCCTGTCGAGATTGCCCGGCCCCCAATTGTATGCGCCCCACGCCTTGGCCATGTCGCCGCCGTAGCGCTTGGCCATGGCGTCGAGGTAGTCGCGGCCCACGCGCGCCAGTTCTTCGGGGGAGTTGTCCTTGGCGGGTTTCACGCCGAAGCCGGGGTCGGTGATCGTGCCCGGCATGACCTGCATCCGCCCCTTCGCGCCGACCGGGGACGTGACCCACGAGCCGTCCTTGTTGAAGTCGCGGTTGCCGCTCTCGGTATTGGCGGTGATGTCGTAGATGTTGCGGGGCATTACGGCCTCTGCGACCCGCGACCGGGGGCAGGCGGAGTGGGGGGCGCTGCGGGGCGGCGCTGGATCGGCGCGCGACCGGGGGCTACGTCGGAGCGGGGGAGGGGGCGCTCATCCATGGGCGGGACAAGGCTCTCGATGTAGGCCCGCTGCCGGGCGATGGCTTCGAGGAGCGGACGGATGGACCTGTCGCGCTCGCGCCGCAGGGATTCCAGACCCTCCTTGAAGGCGGCGGGGTCGATGGCGGAGTCCACGCGGCTCCACGCGAGGTCGGAGGCGAGCCGCTCGTATTCCGCGCTGCTCGCGGCGATGTCCGCCTCGATGCCTCGTTCGAGATTGTCCAGCTCTTGGAGCTGGAGGCGCGGGTCTCCGCCGCCAAGACGGGTAGCCTGCTCGATGGCGTCCAGTTCCTCGTAGCCATTGGCGGTAATCATGCGCGTGTTGCCCTGCTCCTCCGCGAGCGCGTCTTCGAGACGGCGCGGCTTGGATGCCCCCATGGCCTCCAGCATGGCAGCGCCGCGAGCCTCGGAGGACATGACGACCGTGGGGTAGTTCTCGGTGATGTGCTGGGCCAGTGCGGAGGCCGGGGCATCGGCGAGATCGGACTTGCTGACGATGTCGTCGATGATCGCCGAGACCGCGCCCGGATTGATGTAGTTGCCCTGCGAGAGAACGGTCATGAAAGCCGTCTTGAGGTTCGCGGGGACGGCATCGGTCATGTATTTGCCGACGGCATCGAAGTTGGCTTCGGCGTCCTTCTGGATCAGCGAGGGGACATTCTTGCGCATCTCCTCGTATTGCCCGGCCTGCGTCGAACCGATGGCAGTCTGCATCTCCTTGAAGAGGCTGTCGGTCGCCAAGGCGATGTCCGCCTCGTCGTCGAGGTAGATGCTGACTTGGCGACGAATGAGTTCCTTCGCGTTCTCCGGCGCGTATTGAACGGCCTTGGCGATAGCCGGATCACTCTTGATCGACTGGACCAACTGCGTGTCGCGGGCGACGCGATACTGGTCGAGGCGCATCCCGTGGTTCTCGGCCTCGCGCTGGCGCTCGATGCTGGCGCGGTCCCACAGTTCCTTGGCCAGAGGTTCGAGGATTTCGGTGGGGGCGTTGGCCCCATAGAAGTCGCGGACGATCCCCATCACGGTTTCGGGGGTCGCGTCGTCAGCCAGACTGACCACGTCTTGGAGGCCCTCGCGCATGAGCGCGCGCTTCTTGGACGAGAGCTGCTGGTCCAGAGCATTGCCAAGCTGGTTGGACAGCAGGCCTTCGTAGCGAGTGCCCTTGAGGGAGGGCGAGGCGAAGTCGGCGAGGGCGCTCTGGTCGTAGTAGAGGCCAGCGTTGATGTTGGCCACGCCTTTGGACAGGAGGCTGTCGAACTCCTCGCGGTCGAGGCGGTCCAAGACGCCCTGCGGGTTGGCGTTGAGGATCATCGAGCGGAACTGCTGCTCCTGATCGGCGTCCTTGATCCCGGCGTCCTTGACGAGAAAGTCCACGATCTGCCCGACATCGCGCGTGCCATTGGAGCGGGCCTTGCCGATGAGGCCAGAGAGCGCTTCACCCTGCCGGGTCTGTTCGATCAGCGCCTCGGTCTGGCGCTTGCGCAGGGAGTCCGCCTTGTTGCGCTCGCCCTGACGGCCAAGCTCTTGGAGGAGTTGGTCGGCGGGCAGCGCGCCGCGCAGGTAGTTGGAGCCGTCCGACATGTTATCGACGAAGGCCCGGAAGTCGCCATAGGTGGCCTCCGGGTTCTGCGCCTTGAACTGCTGGAAGGCGTCCGCGATCTTCTGGCGTTCGCCGCGAAGCCGCTGGCTCTCGTCGCGCGTGCCTTGCAGGAAGTCGGAGGTGTAGATGCCGAACACTCTGCTGCTCCCTTAGAAGTATCCCGCGTTGCGCGGATCATACATGGCCCCCGTGACCATGTAGGGGTTGGCGCTCCCCCCGTTCCAGCCCGCCGCGTAATAGGGGTCGAGCGAGGTGCCACCCGCGCTGGAGCCGGAGCCGGAGTTGTCGAGGAAGGCCCCGAACTCCTTCATGAAGTTGGTGAAGCCAGCGCCCGCCTGCGCGGCGGCCTGCCCGGCGCGGGCGTCCGACTGGTAGGCCTGCTGCGAGCGGCTGTTCAGGACGCTGCCGAAGCCGCTGTTTGCGCCGCTGAAAAGCGAAGACGCGCTGGAGATGTTCGGGAGCTGCCAGCCGTAGATGCCATCGTAGGACGCCGCGCCGGGGCCGATGCCGCTGGCGAAGTCATAGACGCCCGACATGTTCGAGCCGAGGCTGGCGTCCGACGGCGCATAGACGCCGGACCCGACGGCCAGAGGCGAGGAGTAGTCGTTGGCCGAACCAAAGTCGCGCGAGAGCATCGACGAATTGACGGAGAGCGGGCTGCCATAGTTGGTCGCCGAGCCGACGCCCATGTTGAAATTGCCCGAGCCGACCGAGATGGGCGCGCTGTAGTCGTTGCCCGAGACGAGCGCGCGGTCATAGACCGCGCTGCCGACATCGGTGAACTGCGGCCCGCCCAGCGCGCTGCGCACATCGGGAGACTGCATGAGCATCTGGACCGGGACGCCGTAAGCCTGCGCCACCTCCTCGATGCCGGACTGGCGGCGGAGCCGCTCCATCTCGTCGGAGAGGCGGATTTGGTCGTTGATCCCGGCGACGTATTGGACGGCCTCGGAGCGCGCGGCGGTGCGCGCCTTGGCCATCTCTTCGCCAAGACGGGCGGCCACGTCGGAGCGCTCGGCGGTCGCGCGGGTCGAGGCATCCATGCCGCCACGAATGAGGTTCGCCTCGTTGATCGAGGCGACGCGGTCGGCCATGGAGTTGATGTCATCGACGGCGACCTGCTCGCGGCGCGCGCTCTCGGCAGCCACGTCCGCCTCGCCGAGATACTCGACGGGGGCCATGGGGCCGAAGCGGCTGATCGTCTGTTCGAGGGCCTGCCCGTAGCGGTTGGTCGCATCGTCCAGCATGTTGCGGCGCTGGATGTCGTAGTTCCGTTCGGCCATGGCCTGCGCGCGGGCCTGCCGGTATTCGGCTTCTTGGAAGGCGCGCTCGGACATGCGCTGCGTGGCGGCGCGCTCGAACTGGCCAACGTCTTGGGCGCGCTCGGACTCGGCGGTCTGGCGCGACTGTTCGAGAAGGCCAAGGGCCTGCTCGCGTTCGCTGGCGGCGGTCTGCTGACCACGGCGCAGTTCGCCGATGTCGAAGGTGCGCTCGCTGGCCGCGAGGTCGCGGTTGTAGTCGAGGTAGGAGAGCGCCTGATCGCGCTCCTGCTCAAGACGCCCGATGTCCTGCTGATACCAGAGCATCTGCTGCTGGCGTTCCTGCTGGGCGATCTGCTGGGCACGCTCCATCTCTTGGAGCGCGCGGTTGCGCTCGGAGGTGGTGATCTGCGTGTTGTTCTGGAGCGACGCGAGGCGGCGCTGGTATTCTTGGTTGGCCGCGTAGTCGAGTTGCTGGACGCGCTGGAGCTGGTAGTTGCGTTCGAGGAGCGCGCGGGCGCGATCCTGCTCGACGAGCGTGCGCGCGTAATCGCGCTGGTCGATGGCAAGCTGCTGGCCCTGCCGGTTCTGGTCGTAGGCGTAGTCGAGGAGGCCGTTCTCGCGCCCGAGCAGGTCCATCCCGATACCCATCTGCTGGCGCGACAGGTTAAGGATGTCGTTCTCGGTTTCACGGCGAAGCGAGGCGTCATACATCGCCGCCTCGGCAGCCGCGTTGGCCCCGAACATGCCGCCGACCGCTCCGAGGAGGGAGCCGCCGAGACTAAGAGCAGCAGAGAAAGCCATGGTCGGTGTGCTCCTTACAGGCCAAGACTGCGGGAGAAGGCGGACTGCACGCCGCCGCTGTTCAGCAGTTGCAGCAGTTCGCGGTAGTCCACGTTCTGGATGGGCGAGTAGCGCAGGTTGTTGAAGAAGCGCTCCATGTTGTTGCTGGCGATCTGTTCGTATCCGGCTTGGGCGTCGGCGGCGTTCACATCGGCCAGCGTGGCGCGGTCGGTAGCGATCCGGCCCTGCTCGTCTTCGACACGGCCCCAGAGCGAGGAGAGTTCGTCGCTGGCCTGCGAGGCCCCGTATTGGTTGCTCTCCAGTTCGAGCGCCTTGAGGGCCTCGATCTGGGCGTTGAGGTCTTCGTCGCCGAAGAAGGTGGTGCCCTTGAGGTTGGTCAGCATGTCCTTCGCCTGCTTCTCGATACCCGTGCGATAGGTATTGAGTTCGCTGGTGCGGTCGTCCGCGAGGCCGAGGGCGTCGGAGAAGGCTTGGCGCACGCTGTTCACGTCGTTGCCGGTGAACATGGAGAGTTCGTTGAGGCGCTGGGTGATGTCGTTGCGGGCATCGCCGATGGTTCCGGTATCCCAGAGATCGGCGTTGCTGATGGTGTCGGCGAAGCCGGAGGCGTCGAAGCCGCCGAGGGCTTCGGCCCGGTCGGCGAGAAGCTGCTCGATCTGCGTCTTGGCTTGGCCCAGCACGTCGTTGGCCCCCGAGAAGTCGGAGGAGAGCAGGCTGGCGAACCCGGCGTTGCTGGCCTGCGCGTCGTTGATGCTGGTGAGCATTTGTTCGAGCGAGCCACGGTCGTAGATGTTCGCGAGATTGGCCGAGTTCAGGAGGGCGTTCGCGCTGCCGAGCGAGGAGTTCTGCGCGGCATTGACGCGCGCCTCCTCGGCGGCGCGGTCGCTGTAGAGCTGGGCGATCTGGCTATCGAGGCTGCTGTATTCGTCGAAGAGATCGCCGAAATCGAACTGGAGATCGGACGAGAAGCCCCGGCTCGTGCGGTCGAGGTTGGAGAGCGCCGTGTCGAGGCCCTTGATGCCGTCGAGGTCGGCGATAGTCAGCCCACCAGCCTGATCTTTCAGGGCCGCAAGCTGGCCCGCGAGGTCGCCCTTGAAGGCGTCGATGCGGTCGAGTTCCGTCTGGCGCTGGCCGCGCTTGTCGGCGAGCATCTGGGCCATGGCGTCGAGGGGGTTGAGTTCCTGCGAAAGGTCGAAGCCCATCTGCGACTGGAAGGCAGCAGCCTCGTCGCGCAGTTTCTTGGCCCGGAAATCGAGCGCGTCGAAGGCGGAGGCGTCACCGATGCCGAGGCCGAAGGCATCCGCTTCGAGCGCGTTCGCGCGCTGGAGCAGGCTGCTCTCGAAGTTCGAGATGCGCTGCTCCTCGGCGGCCCGCTTGTTGTAGAGGGCGTCGATCTTGGAATTGACGTTGTTGTAGGCGGCCATCGCGCCGGAGAAGTCGAAGGGGACTTCGCCGTCGTAGGTCTGCATCCCGAGGGCGGCGGCGTCGATCTGGTCGTCCAGCGACTTGATCTGGTCGTAATCGCCGATGTTCAGGCCGGAGAGCTGGTTCAGCACGTTGCTGAACAGGCCCATGTTGGTGAGCTTGGTCGCGTTCGCGCTGTCGAGCGCCGTGTTCCGCTGGGTGCGCAGGTCGGCGAGGCCGGAAGCCACGTCTTGGAAGTCCTGCTCGGTCGAATTGTAACCGAAGTAATCTCCGAACTCGGGGAGCAGGCTCGACGTGAAGCCACGGCGCTGGGTTTCGAGGCGGCTAAGATCGCCTTGGAGGGTGTTGATCCCGGCGAGATCGGCGGCGGTCAGGCCAGCAAGACGCGACTCCAGATCGGCAAGGCCGGTCTGGTAGGTGGTCTGGTAGTTCTTGACCCGGTCGAGTTCCTCTTGGCGCTGCGTGCGAAGGTTGCCGATGTTGGCGAGGGCCTGATTGACCTGATTGAGATAGTTCTGGCCCGTCGTGATGTCGGGCGAGAGCAGCGAGGGCGCGTTCAGGCTGACGGTCTCGCCGCCATAGGGGGTGGTGACGACCGACTGGAAGGTGGGAGCCGCGAGGTTGAAGCCGAGCAGCCCGCTGAAATCATAGGAAGTCGGCGAGGTCTGCTGCTGGCTCGAAGTCTGTGTCGTAGTCGGAAAGGTGTCCGCCCCAAGGAGCGCACCAGTCGCGAGTGCCATTTTGCCCTGCCACGAGTCCCACCCGCTGGTATCCCCGAAGGAGGTGTTGGTCGTCGAGGTCGTGGGCGTCGTAGTCGGGGAGTATTGGAACGTCCAAGGGTTGGAAGCCTCCGTCTTGAGGTTGGACCAGAAGTTGTAGGCGTCGTCGAGCTTGTCCGGGCTGGTGATATTCAGGTTGCCGTAGTCGGCGAGGCCTTGGTTCACCTTCGAGCCGAAGTCGGCGATGTTGTTGTTGAAGGCCGTGGCAGCCGCGTTGTATTGCGACGCCTGCTTATCGTAGGCGCTCTGCTGCTGCTTCTGGAACGCAGACTTCTGCGTGCTGTAGTCCGGCGGGGGCGGGGGTGCTTTCGGGCTGCCGCACATCTCAAATCACCTTCTTCAAGATCGGGCCGCGATATTCGTAGCCAAGACGTTGATAGACTGCGGAGGTCAGGTCGTTGTCGATGTTGGCGGCAACGCCGATGACAACTTCCATGGCTCCCGCCTCTTCTTTGGCCCACCGCTCGAACGCCTTGATGAGCGCCGCGCAGGTAAAGCCACCTCGAAATTCAGGGGCGACATACATCGCCATCTCGTGAGCGACGCGCGCCTTGGAGAAGTAGAACTCGTGGGCGACGCCGAACTTGAAACCCTTGAGGGTTCCGTCTTCGTTCTGCGCCATGAGAACGACGCCGTCGTCCGGGTTGCCGATGCAGCCGAGGAGGGTCTGCGTGAGCTGGTCTTCGTCGAAGGGGATGTGCGCGAAGACGGACTCGGCGTGCATACGCCGAGCCAGTTCCATTACTTTCCAAGCGTCTTCAAAAGTGGCGGCTTTGCGGATCACGACGGGGTCACGGAACATCCAATGGCCACGTCGAGGTCGGAGGCCCCGGCAGCGGCGGTGATGATGACGCCGATGGTCTTCGACGCGCCAGTGGCATCGACATCCTGCGGCACATCGGGGTTCCCGCCTTGGCCCAGCTTGACCTCGGTGGGGGTGACGGAGACGGAGAAGACCGTGCCGACGCCGACGCCATTGATGGCGAGCTGGGCCGAGCAGGTGCCTGCCGAGAGGCGGAGCGCGATGCTGTCCACCTCGACGCGCTCGTTCCAGATGCGGCGGACGGCCTTGGTGCCATTGGCCAGCGCGCCGGAGTAAACCTCGGCGATGGTCTTGCGGCTGATGCTGTCGGGAAGCTGGGCGACCGGCAGCTTGGCCGAGCCGTCGAGGGTGGCCACGCCGGAGGCGGAGCCTTTCTGGGACAGCGGAATCACGCTGGAGAGGTCGATCTCGGAGAACTCAAGGCCGGTGCCCGTGCCGTTGACGCGCAAGACGCGCAGCGCGCTCGCCGCGTTGAAGGACGGAATGGCGGAGACGGGCGTGGTTTCGAGCCACTGGATGCCGTCGTAGAACTTGAGGGCGTTCGGGGTGGCCGTGGTGTCGAGCCAGAGATCGCCGACCACCGGGCCAGCGGGGGTTCCGGCGGAGACGGTGAGCTTGGCGCTCTCGGCGGCCAGCGAGACGAGGCCGCTCACCTTGGCCTGCGGGATGGCCTCGTCTTCGATGTTGATCTTCTCGAAATGGATCAGGCCCGAGGTGAGATCAACGAAGTTCTCTTCGAGCATGAGGCCGGTGACGGCGGTCGTCAGCGCGTTCTCGACGGTCATGATCGTGACGATGTTGCCCGAGGGAACGGGCGTCAGGAAGGTGACGGTGTCGGTGGTTGCCGAGGTGGTGTAGTCATAGGCACCGCCCTCGCGCTGGAGCACGCCGTTGAGGAAGACGAGGAGGCGCGAGGTCTCGTCGTGGACAAAGGGGAAGACGGCCTGCGTGGCGACCGTCTCGGTGTCGGCGCGGGTGTAGCCGGTGATGAGTTCGGAGCGCACCTTGAAGAGCGAGACGCTCTCGGTCCCGACGAAGGCCACGTTGAAGACGACGGCAGAGGTGCCGCCGGTGCCGCCGGTGGGCGCAAGCTGGTAGTCCGCGCCGATGCCCTCGGTCTGGAGGACGCCATCGACGAAGGCGAGGATCGCGTCGGTCGCTTCGTAGGCGTAGTCGAGCGTGGTCGCGAGGGCGGCGGGAGCGTAGTCCTGACGGCCATAGAGGAGCGGAGCGCCGATCTCGCCGACGTTCGCACCCGGTTCGCCGCGCACGTCATCGAGGGCCAGCAGGGGCAGCCATCCATCGTCTTCTTCGAGGAAGGTGCCGATGCGGTATTCGATGCCGCCTTCGCTGTCCTTGCGGAACTCGATGGGGCCAGCGAAGTTGCCGTCGATGTCGAAGATTTGCGCCAGCAGTTCGCCGACGGTCTTGTTGCCGAGTTCGGCGGAGTTCAGGTAACGGACGAGGCTCTCGATCTCCGTGTGGATGTTCGAGGACGAACCGTAGTTCTGCGGATAGAGTTGGCGAAGACGGCCCATTTTACTTCCTCAAGACGACTGCGAAACCCGAGAGTCGGAAGAGGCCCTTGCTCTTGATGGTGAAGCGGAGCTGGAGGCCTCGGTAGCGACGCTCGAATTTGAGCTGGTATTGACGGCGCAACGCTACGTCGGGGAACTTGTTGTCGTCGTCCGTCTCGTCCACTTCGAGGTAGATCGAGCCAAGGTCGCGCCCGTCCTCGCTGTAGGCGTTGATGGTCATCTCGGCCTTCCCGCTCGCTTGCACGATCAGGGCCGAAACTTCCTTGGTATCGTCGAGCGCGCCGTGCCAGAGGATGGGGGTCTCGAAGGTGATCTCGGGGGAGACGCCGTCTTCGGACTCCTGCTCCAAGACATCGTAGGTGCCGCCCTTGGTCCCCACGGCCATCACGCCGCCGAGCGAGGCGGCGGTGATGGTATTCAGGCCGGAGGCCGTGCTCCACTTGGGGATCGGCTCGCCGCGCCCGGACTGGAGCATCTCGTCGGTGGGCGTGAGGGTCATGACGAGCGCGCGGACTTCGCCGTTCTTGAGGGGGAAATAGACGCGATACTGGCGCGCGTCGCGGTCCCAGACGCCCGTGATCTGCTGGTAGTCATCGACGGAGGCCAGCAGGCTCCGGTAGGTGACGGAGACCTTGTCGGACATGGAGTGCGAGAAGACGGTGATGCCGTTTTCGGCGCTGCGGCGGATCGAGTGGATGCCCGAGCGCGAGCAGAAGAGGAGGTCGGTCCCGGCCTGCACGATGGAGTTGTGCGAGACGCAGCCGATCTGGATGTTGGTCCGGTCCTCGATCTGCCAGTTGTTGATGTCGGGGTCGATCTGATAGACGAGGCAGCGGTCCTGCGTGAAGATCGCGATGCGGTTCTGCTCGAAGGAGCCGAGGCCGGTGATGCGGTCGGCGGTGCCCAGCAGATTGCCCACGTCGATGTAACCGGCACGCAAGACGTTCTCGCTGTCGGAAGGTTCTTCGTCGGAGAAAATCTGGTCGTTATCGACGCGCGAAATGTCCACGATAGTATCGCGCCCGGCGGCCCCGGCGACGCAGAGGCGGCGCTGGACGGCCACGGCGTAGGCGGGGCGGAAGAGCGTGAGGCTGTTGCTCTGCGCGGCCTCCCACTTGGACCCGTCATAGACATAGGGTTGCAGGCCAGCGGCAAGGAAGAAGGCCTTGCGGTTGAAGATCACCGAGCTGGGGATCGCCGTCGTGGGCCAGCCGGGGTCCACTTCGTGGCCCTCGTCGTTGTTGAACCACACGCCGTCGCCGCGCTTCTCCGCCCAGCACAGGAGGGTCGGTGCGAACCAGCGCATGTGGTGGACCGGAAAGTCGCCCGCACGCTTCTGGATCGAGGGTTCGTTCACGATCTGGCCGCGCCAGTCGCAATAGGCATTGTTGATCGCGGCGAGATGCTGCTGCTGCCCGGTCTCCATGGCCGTGCGGGCACGGCTGTCGTCGAGGCCCATGAAGCCATCGTAGGAGGAGGGCTTCTCGGGGAAGCCGCGCGGGGAACGGGTCGAACTCAAGAGCGGCCTCCGCGACTGCCGCCATCCATCACTTCGAGGGTGATCGGGCCATGGCCGCGCAGGATGCCGAGGAGCCGCTGGTTCATGGTGCGCGCATACTGGCCCATGTAGGTCTGGGCCTTCTGGCTCATCTGCTGGACCGCGTAGTGGTAGAGCAGGCCTTGGATGATGATGGCGTCCGGCAGGGGCCGGATGTCGGTCTGGGACGTGTAGTAGTCCAGATCGGTCATGAGGCCCTTGGTGTAGGCGTCTTCGTAGTAGGGGTGGGCGCGGACTTCGTCGAGGATGAGGTTGGCGAACTCAAGGAACATGAGGATGGTGTCGCCACCCACGGAGCCGGGGACGAAGTCGCCGTAGCGGCGCAGCGCTTGGCGAGCCAGCGTCTCCAAGGGAGAGTTGGGTTCGCTGATCTGCGGATTATGGACGCTGCTGGCCATGAGGCGACTCCGTCTTGGTTAGATGCTCACCTGCTCGCGGCGCACCCGGCCAGAGACCACGAAGTGGTGCGCGTCGTAGCGCCCGGCCTTGTCGGCGGGGATACGCCACGCAAGGCGCTCGCCTTCCCAGCGGAAGGACGGGAAGGGGCCGATATTGAAGCTGACGCTTTCCTTGTCGGTCGAGACGAACAGAACCCAATCGCTCTGCTTGGGAGCCGAGGGAGACTCGTCCTTGGGAAGCTTGGTGCCGACCGGGCCGGTGTCTTCCGTCTTGGCTTCGGGGGTGGTAGCGGGGGCTGCCTTCTTGGCGGGAGGCATAGATATTCTCCAGAAAATGAAAGGGCCGGAGCGTTGGCTCCGGCCCAGACATTGCCCAGAAGGCTGGGAGGCGTCGTCCTTAGACGACGTTCCAGTTCTTGATGAGGGTGTGGACCTTGCTCTGGGTCAGCTCCAGACCGCACTCGGTCTGGTAAGCGTGCTTCGAGATGTCCTCACCGGGCGTCTCGATGTTTTCGAGCAGCTTGGTATCCCGGTTCTCCATGTAGCGATACTTGAGATACGGGAAGTCGATGATGACCATGGCGTTCGCCATGCCGGTCATCTGACGGAACTGCGGGTGCAGGTGGACCATGAGGTCGCCCGCAAACGTCTTGTAGTTCGTCAGGTTGACGCCGTAGGCACCCTGCACGCTTTCCGGCGACCAGCGGGCCTTGGCAATCTTCTGGAGATTGGCGGCCACGGTGGCACCGCAGAAGGCGATCTTCTGCGAGGAGCCGTAGGCGAAGACATCACCGATGAGGGCCGCATCGAACTCGGCCTCGGTCATCGTGCCGGCCACGGCGGTATCCGTGGTCACGTCGATGACGTTGGTCATTTCGTTGATGAGGCCGCCCGTGGTGCGGGTCGGCTGCGCGGTCGTGCCATTGATTTCGGACTTGCGACCGAAGAACATGGCGCGCTCGATGTCCTGCATGTGCAGCTTGAGCGCCTTGGTCATGGCCTCCTGCATCTTGTCGCCAGTGCGCAGATAGGTTTCCTTCTGGGTTCCGGTGACGGAGAAGGTCGTCTTGAAAATCTGCGTGTAGTTGCTGGCAACTTCCGCGTCGAAGGACAGGGCGGTCGGCACGTTCGAGCCTTCCGAAGCGGCGTAGCCGATGACGTAGAGTTCGTCAGCGTCGTTGATAGCCGCGCCGGTGGCCTGACCGACAGCGCGCGTCACCGCGAGCGTGACGCCCGTGGTATCGGCGGTCACACGAAACACTTCGCCAGTGCGCAGGTTGGTCACGAGGGAACCAGCGACAGCGTAGATGTTCATGTTGGACGCCGTGAGCGTGATGTTGGCGGCAGTGCCAGTGGCCGGAGTGCCAGCGATGGCACCCGAGACAATCAGCTTCCGGTCCGGCAGTTCGTCGCGGAAGTTCTTGTATTCGGGGTCGTCGGTGGACTCGGACGAGGTCATCGACAGGAGCGCGTTGAGAGGCGCATTGCCGTTGGGTTCGAGCAGGGTGAACAGTTCGCGGTAGTTCTTCGGACGGAAGTCGGTATCGAACTCGCCGGTGCCGCGAAGGCCAAGAACAGCAGTGGACATTTGGTGTCTCCAAAGGACGGTGCGCGCAGAGGCGCAAAGGGAAAAGGGTTTGTTTTCCGCGTCTTAGGGGAGATTGCCGTCCCTAAATCTGACACTTGAAGCGTTGTCGCAGCGGCTTTTGGCGGCCCGTCTTGCTTCCGAGTGGGATGTATAAGGGGAGATCGAGGGCGCTATCGTCCCTCTTTGTTCTCTTTTTTGTTCTTTTTTTGGAGGTGGGTGAACCACCACCACCCGGCGGGTGGTGGTGGCTGTGGTCTTAGCGCTGGCGCTTCGCGAGAGCCGTCTTGGTCAGAGCGTCGAAGGCGGCATTGCCGGTGCCCTCGACGGGCGGAGTCCCGGCGGCGCTGGGCGTGCCACCCATGGCTCCGCCGGTCCACGCTTGGCGGCGCTTGTTGATCTGCGCAAGACGCTCGAACTCGGGCGAGTTCATGTTGTTCTTGTAGTCGCGCATGACCGCAAGGGTGAGCGAGGGGTCCACGAAGTCTTCGAGGGAGTAGCCACGCTCGGCGGCGAAGGTCATGAAGTTCTCGGCTTCGCTGTCGGGAAGCTGGAGAGCCGACTGCGCACGATCCACGTTGTTGGCGATGGAGCGCTGGATCGAGGCGATCTGGTTCTGGCGCGCATCCGTCTGGCCAGCGCGGGCGGCGTCGGCGACGCCCTGCGAAGACGCGAGGACTTGACCGAGCATCTGCTTGAGTTGCGCGATCTCGTTCATGACGCCGTTGTTGCCCTGCATCATCTCGCGGTAGCCCGGCGGCAGCGTGGCCGAGTTGTCCTCCTCCCACTTGGCGAAGGGGTCCACGTCGGGCGGCTGCTGCTGGTTCTGCTGGGGCTGCTGGGGCTGGCCCATGGTCGGGCTTTTCTCGCCAGCCTTCATCATGCTCATCATGAATTGGGCGACGTGCTCGGGCTTCGCGTTGGGATTGTTCTTGAGCATCGCATCGACGATGTCCAAGACGGGCTTCATCTGCGCGTGCTTGTAGTTGAGCGAGCTGTAGCGGTCGGTCATCCCCTTGATCTGTTCGGGGGTCAGCTTGCGCTTCTTGCCGTCGCCCATCTCGATTTCGTAGATGACCGGATCGGCGGTCATCTTGGCGGCCTCGTCGTTGGGCGAGCCAGCTTCGATTGCCTTGTCCGTCGGGGTGTCTTTTTCGGCGGGGGCCGCCGGGGCCACAGGGGCTTGCGGAGCGGCGGGGGCGGGGGCTTGGGGTTCAACGCCCATCACCTTCGAGGCGATGGCGTCCACCATGGACTGGTCGTTGGGCATTTCTATTCACTCCCTTCCCCGGCCTTGGCGGGGGTTGGCTTGAGGGCCTCCTTGGATGCCGCGATGAGGATGTCTCCTTCGAGACGAGCCAGCATCAACTCCGGCATGTTCAGGAGTTGTTGAGCGGCCCAGATTGCGCCGCGTCGGAAGTTCACTTCGTCGAGGTCCATCTTCCGGTTCTCTGCGATCTGGGAGGCCGCGAGGACCATCTCGTTCCGCATGGTTTCGGTGAGGATGGCCCATCCGCGCGAGGTGGTGAGCTTCTCGATTTCGCGTTTTTGGGCCGTGAGCTTGGCGCTGTCGTCCATGTGGTGGAGTTTTCTTAGTTGATGGGCGGGGTGAAGTGCGTGGAAAACCAGTTGACGATGTGGGAGAAGGCCGCGCCGATCCCGGCGAAAGCGCCGCCGATGAGGAGCAGGATGCGCCACCCGCCCTTGGCCTCGGAGAGCGTCTTGGAGATGGTATGCGTCTCGGATTTGAGGCTGGATACGGCTTCGGCCAAGGCTTCGACCTTGGCTTCGAGTTGTCCGATGGTGCGAGCGATTTCAGGGTCCATGAGGGCGTTCTTCTTGGGGGAGGGCAGGGGCACGATGATCTTGCTGGGTTAGCGTTTTGTTCCTGTTGGCGTCGTCCCCCTCCACCCGCCGGGTGGAGGCTGTGGAGGCTGTGGAGGCTAGGCTTCGACCTCGGCGTTGAAGGTGATCGTCGCGGATGCGAGGATGGTGGCGGTGCCGGTTCGGCGGATTTGGACGGTGATCTGCGTGGTCTGGGGTCCGAAGGAGGAGTTCGTGAGGCTCCAGACGCGCGAGGTTCCGAGGTTGAGCCACGAGCCAGTGGTGCCGGTGGTGAGGGAGCCGGAGTCGAGGGTGGCGAAGACTTCGTAGTTGGAGGCGTTCACGCCGGGCACGAGCCAGTCGCCGAGGCCGGTGACGACGCCGTTGATCTCGCGCTGGATGGTCCCGTCGTTGTTGAGGTAATAGACGGTGCTCGCCGTGGCCGGAGAGGCCACGACGCTGGTGATGGTCTGGTTCGAGAGGGAGAGCGTGTCCCCGGCGGAGCCGAGGAGCATCTGCATCATGGCCATCAGGAAACTCCCGCGCCCGAGATGATCGCCTCGTTGGAAGCGTTGAACCAGATGGTGGCCATGCCGCGCGGGGCCAGCGTGCGGCTGCCGGTGGTGGTCGTCCCGGCGAGGCGCAGGGTGAGGGACGCGCCCTGCGTGATCGTGATGGAGGACGCGCTGTTGTTGTAGATGGAGACGGCGTCGCCAGCGGCGAAGACGGCGTTGGGCACGGTGATGCCGCCGGTGGCGGGCAGGCAGTATCCGACGTGGCTGGCGGTGAGGGTGCCGGAGACGGTGCCGGACTTGGGGATTTTGCGGTAGCCCACTTCGATCCCGCCCTCGACCGTGGCCGTCCCGGCCACGTCGAGGTCTGCGGAGCCATGGAGGGTGGTGTCCGAGGTGCCGTAGCCCACGCGGATGGAGGCGGCCACGGTGAGTTGGCCGCTCATGTTGAGGGCCATGACGCCTTGGGCAGTGGTGTGCGTGCTCGCACCCCACCAGAAGCCACGGGCAGCGCCCGTGTTGTTCTGGAAGGTGATCGCGTAGTCGCCGTTGAGGGAGCCGAAGGTCCACCCCGTTTCCATGCCGACACCGTAGGTATCACCGGCCCAGAGCCGGAGCTTGGTGCGCCCGGCGACGGAGGTCATCTTGATGACGCCGCTGGTCTGGATATTGCCGGTCACGTCGAGCGGCTCGGTCGGCACGTCCTTGGCGATACCGACATAGCCAGAGGGCAGGATGGTGAGGCGGCGGGCATTGTTCGTGACGAGCGACAGGTTGGCAGCGATGGAGGTGCCGACCCACATCTGGTTCGGATCGCTGGCGACGGTGGTGCCGCGCCACTGGACCATGCCCGTGTTGCCGCTGACTTCTTGGAGGATGAGTTCCGAGCGGCGCGCGGTATTGAGGGTGTTGATGAACACGTCGGCATGGCCGCCGTTGAGCACTTCGAGGAGCGCGTCGGGCGCGCTGGTGCCGATGCCCACGCGGCCAGTGGACATCACGGAGAGGCGCTCGAAGCCGTTGGCCCAGAAGCCGATGGAGTTCGCGCCGAGGGCCGCGACGCGCATCTGGCTGGACGCGAACTGGATCATGCCGGAGGCGGTGTCGTTGAGGTAGATGCGGCTGTCCGCGCCGTTGGCAACGAGGGCGTCGCCCGCGACGTGGAGCTTCTGGGTGGGCACGGAGGCATTGATGCCCACGTTGCCCGCGCTGTCGATGAAGAGACGCCCGGTGTTGGAGGTGCGCAAGACGAGCTTGTCGCCGTCCGAGCCGATGCCGACATCATAGTTGCCGCCGGTCGCGGCGCTGTCCTTGAAGGCCAGTTGGGACTTGGTCCCGGTGCCCTCGAAGAGGGCGTGGGTCCAAGACGAGGAGACCGTGTGGATCGGGTTGGTCGGGACGATGTGGCCGATGGCGAGGCCATCGTTGTTCCAGAGGCCCTTGTTGGTTCCGGCGCGGTTGAAGATCAGCGCGTCGTTGGCTCGCAGGACCATGGCGTCGGAGGCGTGGTCGTATTGAACACGGCCCACCGTCGAGTTCTCCGGGTCGCCGAAGGCAACCATGGCGGATTGCGTGTTGTTCGCGGTGAGGATCGAGATACCGACAGAGCCGTCGCTCTCGACCACAAGGTTCCCGGTGAAGCCTGCGGCGCTGAAACCTGCCCCGCCGCCCTCGGTGAAGGTGGAGAAGCCTTGGACGTTCAGGCCGGAGCCGACCGACAGGCTGCCCGTCAGCGAGCCGCCGGTCAGCGGCAGGTAGTCGTGAGTGTGCCCGGTGAGTTCGACAGGGGTTCCGTTGACTCTCGGGACCATGTTGAAGGAGATGTGTCGCCCGCCTTCGGCGTTCAGGGCGACGCTGCTTCCGTCCCCGTAGCCGATATAGCCAGCGCGGGTTCCCGTGGCGTCGTGGAAGCCGACGTATCCGGTGTTGGTGACGGTGCCCGAGACGAGCCGGACGGAGCCGGTGGAGCCACTGGTGCTGACTTCGATGTTGCCCGTGACGGTGCCGCCGGTAAGCGAGAGCTTGCCGTCGATATTGGTCTGGAGCGTGTCGAGGCTGGTCTGGAGGCCAGTGGTGTCGGCGATGGCGTGGGTATGGCCTTGCAGGGAGATGGGGTCTCCATCCCAGCGCAGGGTGCCCGCGACGTTGTCGAGCGCCTTGGCGTTGCTGTCGGCGACCGGGTTGAGGCCGCCGGTGTGGATGAAGATATTTCCGGTGCGCATGAAGCCATTGACTTGCAGCGCGGCGTTGCTGGTGGTGATCGAGCCGTTGATGTAGAGCTGACCCGAGCTGTTGAGGGTCATCTTGGAGTTGCCGCCGATCTTGAAGTCGAGGTCGGCGGCGTTGATGGCGAGGCTCTGGTAGGTGCTGCCGTCGTGGCCCTTGAGGTCGCCGGAGAGCACGATGTCGCCCGCGACATCGAGGAGTCCGAAGGGGGCCGTCTTGCCGATGGACACGCCGAGGTGCGAGATGCGCATACGCTCGACAGGCTGCGCCGCAGGCGCGCTGGTGCCGAAGGTGAGGGCGTGCTCCTTGGCTGCGCCGGACTGGATGTTAAGGCCGCCGATGTAGCCGGAGCGGGTCAGGGTGTCGCTGGCCGACAGGTAGATGCGGGCCTCGTCGCCATTGGCGGTGCCAGTGGTGGAGAAGAGCGCGAGGTCTTGCGGGCCAGCGTTGGGGTCGCGGACCGTCAGGAGCGGGAGTGCGCTGGTCGCCTCGATGGTCAGCGGGCCAGTGAAGGAGGGGGTGGCCGGGTCGGCGGGGACGTAGCCGAGGACGCCCGTCAGGTCGCCGAGGGTGAGCGTGACGCTGCCGGTGCGCCCGTTGAAGGAGGACACGCCGGAGGCGGAGAGGTCCACGACGGGCGAGAAGAAGGTGCCGTTGGGGATCGCGCCAGCGGAGGTGTGCGCCGTGTTGCAGAGGTAGATCGTGTCGTTGTAGCTGACGAGATCGAGCCGCAGGTAGTCGGTCGCGGCGGCGTGCTCGCCGCGCGTGTTGAAGAAGGAGGCGTTCTCGACGGCGAACCACCCGTCTTCGGGGTCGAGGTAGTCACCGATGCGCTGCTGGAGCGTGTTGTCCGTGGGATCGAGGCGGAGACTCCAGAGATCGGCGCGGAGCGCCCCGGTCGAGGAGTCCCAGAGGTCTTGGATCATGTCGCCGAGCGTGCGGCTGCCCTGCTCAACGTTCTCCATGTAGGCGTCGAGGATGTGCTCGCCGGTCTTGGCCGACAGGAAGCGGAGTTGCTCCCCGGTGGGGCGCGTCTGGGCCATCTTACTTGGCTCCGATCTTGGTCTGGACGGACAAGGCCTTGGCGATCTTGGCTTGGGTCACTTCTTCGCGGGTCCGGCGGCGCAGGTCTTCGATGGCGACAGCGTTTTCGCTGTGGTTGTGGGCGATCTGGGCGTCGATGCGGGCCAGATGGGCCATGATCGCGTCCATTTCGTCGCGGATGGGGGCCAGCAGGCGGTTCATGACGGGCATGAGGGCGGCTTCGACCTTCTCGGCGGCCAGCATGGTCGCGTCTTGGGCGAGCTTGTCGCGGATTTTGGCGGTGTCGGAGGCGCCCATGGCGTCGATGCGCGTCTCGGCGTTGCCGAGCGCGCTCTGGAGGGCTTGGAGGCGGACGTTGATGTTGGTGATCTGCTCCGCCATGCGTTTCTGGAAGTGGTCTTCGCGCATCAGCGGCCTCCGTTCTGCATTTGCTGGCGGGCAGGAACCAGATTGCCCTTCTGGACCTCGTTCTGGAGTTGTTCTTGGGGCATGACGGACGCGCCTCGGGCCTTCTCCATGAGCGCGAACTGCTGCGAGGGCGACATGCCCTGCTGGCGCTCCTCGGGAGAGATGCGGAAGCGGTCGAGATCGGCCACGCCGAGGGCGCGGATGCCTTCTTCGGCGATCTTGCCCACCTTGTATTCCATGTTGAGGCCGGTCTGGGACATGATCTGGAGCATGTTCATCCACGTCTCGGCGTTCCGCGTGGGTTCGATGGGGAGCGTGCCGTCGATGACGAGGTAATCGACTTCGCCTTGCAGGTCTTTGGAGACATCGAAGTCGATGTAGCCGTCATCGACGAGGTCGGAGAGCTGGCTCGGCATGGTGTCCGGGTCGATCTTGACGGAGCCGGAGTAGGCGAGGGCGTCTTGGATGTTGCCGATCATCATGTTGACGAGCGGGCGCATGGTCGTGGCCGAGATGATGCGGGAGAGCACGCCGAGGCGCTGGCTGCCGAGCTGGGTGAGGCGCTGGATTTCGGTGGCGGTGCGGATACCGTCGGCGGTCGGCATACCCTGCTGCGCGTCCGAGGCGGCAGAGACGCGCTGCTTGAGTTCGGACATCGCTTGGATGTCGTTCCAGTGGCCACGGGTCACGTCGGGGATTTGCGAGATGAAGACGCCGTCGCCCGGCTTGGAGCCGGGCAGGGTGCGCACGACGCCCCACGGGTTGCGGTCGATGAGGTCGCTGATGGCGACCTGCGTCGGGTCCGCGAAGATGAGGTTGTTGAGGGACGCTTGGACGTTGTCGATGCGCGAGCGCAGGAGCCAAGTGGCGATGTCGTGCATCGGCAGGAGGATGTCGTAGAGCGACTGGCTGTAGGTCTTGTGGCTGTCGTTGTGGAGGCCGCCGATCACGGTGGGAAACTGCTGGCCATAGGGGTTGAGCTGGAGGCGGATCACCACGGATTCGTCGAGGATGGTGATGACGAGCCAGATCATGTCGATCTGGGGGATGCCGATCTCGTAGCCCGCGAGGCGCACCCAAGACTCGTCGATGACGCGGTTGTCGCCGAGGGAGAAATGGCTCTGACCGCCAGTGGGGCGGGTGTTCGTGGAGGCCGGGTCGATGGAGAGACCTCGGCCTTCCTCCTTGTAGTGGCGGTGTCCGGCCCAGCCATTGACGGGCGCGCTCTGGCGCATCGCGAGGGCCGGGAAGTGCTTGAGCTTGGGATACATGCCCGAGGCCGCGATGGAGGAGTAGGGCAGGAAGTCGGAGAAGATGATGAAGTTCATGTTCTCCCAATCGCCCCAAGTGACGCGTGGGTCGGGGAAGGCGCGGCGCGGGTCGAAGTTGACGATCTTGTTCTGGTTGGCCTTGGCGTCCCAGATGCACTTGGTCGGCGCGAAGCCGTAGCGGATCGAGTCGAGCAGGAGTTGGGCGATGCGGGCCTCGGCCCCGGTGCGGCGCATCTGCATGTGCAGGACGCGCTCCAAGACGGGCGCGACCTTGCGCGACTTGCGGTTCATGCCTTCAAGCTGGAACATCGGATTGCGGCCCGTGAGGGCCGCCATCATGTAGGTGAGCACGGTGTCGGCGATGGCGCGGGTGTCGGCGATCACGGCCTTTTCGCGGAAGGCGGTGGCTTCGGGGGGAACCCACACGTCGTGGGCGCGGTCCGCTTCGAGCCAGTGGTCGTAGCGCCGCGAGATGCGGCTGTGCGACATGTCGTGGCACGCCTTGATGTAGGCCACGAGCTTCTGCTCTTCGTCTTCGGAGAGGAGGTGGGAGATGTCCTCGTAGTTGACGAGCTGGTCGGCAAAGCGCGAGAGGTCAACCACGACGGCATCGTGGTTGACGGTTTCAGCGGGGATCGAGCGGTAGCTGGTGGAGGAGACGGCGTTCATGCGCGAGTTGTGCCGTGCTTGGTGGGCGTGGTCGTCCTACTCGCCCCACCCGCGCCAGAGGGAGGCCGCAAGCTTCTTGGGCCGCCCGAGGTGAGCGAGGGATTGCGAGGCGGTTTCGGTGAGGGAGGAGAAGGAGGGGGCGTTGAAGGCCGCGCTTTCGGGGGAGAGCGACATGCGCGAGAGGATGTCGAGGCCCATGGTGAGCGTGTCCACTTGGTCGTCGTTCGCGCCCGAGGGGAAGTGCAGGGTTTCTTCGAGGAATGGATCGAGCCAGTGGGCGGTCTGGGGGATGAAGACGCGCCCGCCTTCGATGAGGGGCGTAACGGCGTTCGCGCGGGCCACCTTGTCGTTGACGACGCGGTAGGGGATCACCGACATGCCGGACTCGCGCTTGAGTTCTTGGATGAGCGATTGGCCGGAGGCCTTGTCCTCGATGTAGAGGCCCCGCAGGCCGCGCCCGCGCCAGCGGGCGCAGAGGTTGACGGCCTTCTGCTTGAGTTCGGGGAAGGTGAACTTGTCGCGGATCACGTCGAGGACATAGATGTCGCCGTGGCTGTCGAGGCCGAGCACCATGAAGACGGAGTAGTCGGCCTGCTCGGTCTTCTTGAAGGCGGTGTCAGCGCAGATCACGACGAGGGGCAGGGCCTCGATGCGCGTGTCGTAGGTCTGCCACCAGTTGGAGCGGAAGAGGTTGCCGCCCGCGATGTAGGGCGACTGGAGGTAGAGGGCCGCGAACTCGCGCTCGTTGAGGCGCTTGCGCCGATAGAGTTCTTCGAGGGGGAAGCGCTCGGGCCAGAGGGCGGCCTCGGGGGTGGTCTCGGTCTCGGGGGTGATGGCCGGGAAGGAGATGTGGCCCCAGCCGCCGTTCTTCCATTCGTCGGTTTCCATGAGGCGGCCAGCGAGGTCGTCGGGGTGCCAGCGGGTGAGGATCACGAGTTGCTTGTGGGGCGTCAGGTCGTCTTCGGGCTGGAGGCGCATCGCGAGGGCGGAGGTGTAGAAGGACCAGACCTTGTTGCGCATGGTCGCGCTGTCGGCGTCCTCGCGGGACTTGATGGGGTCGTCGATGATGAGGAGGGTGGCCGGACGGCCAGAGGTGGTGCCGCCGAGGCCGAGGCCGAAGTAAGCGCCGCCTTGGGTGGTGCGCCATTCGTCGGCGGCTTGGCTGTCCTTGCGGACGTTGAAGTCGGGGAAGGCTTTCCGGGTGGCGTCGTCTTGCGCGATGTCGCGCACGTTGCGCCCGAACTCCTTGCCCAGCTCGCTGTTGTAGGAGGTGGACATGACGAAGCGCGTGGGCCGACGGGCCATGTAGTAGGCGGGGAAGAGCTTGGTGCAGAACTCCGTCTTGGCGTGGCGCGGAGGCATGTTGACGACGAGGCGCTCGACGACGGTGTCGAGGGAGACGGTGGGGTCGCAGCCTTCGGGGAGGCCGCCGAGATCGCGGAAGGTGAGGGTGCCCTTCTCGAACTTGTCGAGGATATGGACGAGGTGCTTCTGGAAGGGCGCGAGCTTCCAGTTGGGGCGGTGGAGGGCCACGAAGCCGGGGAAGGAGGTGGCTGCGCGCTTGAGGCGCAGGAGTTGCTCGGCGGCTTTGAGGAGGGTCTCGGGGTTGCTCACCGGGAGCGGCCACGCATGGCCGCGTTCATGCGGCTCTCCATGATGTCGTGGCGGGTCTCGGGGTCGCGGACGGTGCCGATCATGAGGCGCGTGAGCACGTCCATGAAGGCGCGGGCGCGCTGATCGGGGTCTTCGATGGACTGGAGGTTGGCGGCGGCCATGGCCTCGCCGAGTTGGGCGGGCGTGCAGTTACTCGGGATCGGCGGGCGGGGCGGGGAGCGCAGGACGTTCGTGTTCTTCATGCGAGACGTGTGCGTCGGAGGGTGGGGGCGGGTCGTCCCCTTCGATCAGCGTGGCCTCGCCTTCGATGGTGCTCTTGGCGTTGGCGATGAGTTGTTCGAGTTCAGAGATGCTCATCTCGTCCGGGCGGACGTTGATGTTCTCTTGGACGACGTGGGCTGCGGTGAGGTCCGGCATGACCTTGTTCATGAGCATACCGAAGACGCGCGCTTGGGTTGGCGTCCACTTCTTGCCGCCGAGCACGACATCGACGGCGTCGTTGACGACATCCTCCATTGCGGAGCCGACACGCGCGCGCAAGCGCGCGGTTTGTTCAGGGGACAGGGTTTCGGGGCTTTTCAAGGCTCGCAGTGCCATCATCACTTTGACGTGGGGAGGGGTCTTGTAGCGGTTATGGTAGTTCTTGCCCTGCGGCGTCGTCCTGCTTTCTCCGGGGGGCGGCATCCAACCTGCGGCACGGCGACATTCCTTGCTGCAATGCGCGCGGTATTCGACGTGCGCGCGGTCCACCTCGAAGGTCTTTCCGCACCCGCCGCAGACCACCTTCCCCCTGCCGTAGAGGGTGCCTCCGCCCTCCTTGGGCGTAATCATGAGGAGAGTGCTCTGGCGCAGGAGGTCAAGGCGCTCCGGGTTGCCACCCTTGAGGCGCATCCCGTTCTTGCGAGAGCCTAGTTTTCTGGGCTTTTTGGGCGGGATCGGATCATCTTCCATACACCCGTTCTATAGCCTTTGGACGTTTTTGAAAATTGCTCGCGTAAATCGGGGTGCCGGGTGACTCCGGTCACGCGCGAAGTGAACGGCGGGGCCTAGGCCCCGCCCCCCCCTGTTTCTCAACGGTTCTGGCAGGTTTTGGTCATTCCCGAAGGGAATTTCGTTTGTTTTCAACGGGGTATTTTCCCCCTTTAGGGGAAAAATCGAGACGGAACAAAACGTGAACAAACAGGGTAAAACCCTGTTTTCCGGCCGAAAAATGCCGTTTCGTATGTGTAGCTCAAAACATGCACGCACGCAAGCCCCCGCGCGGTCCCAAAGGGATTTTTCCGGTCGGCGGCGACCATCGCATTCAGCGGGTCGCTCGCCGGGGGATTCTCCCCCGCACATCACAGGAGCACGCACGATGACCGATTTCACCCTCATGACCGCTCGCGAAATCCGTGACGAAGTCACGGCCAACCCCGAGCTGCTCGCCGACGCCTTGCGCGTCTTGGCCCTTCGGGCCATGCGCCCGAAGCCCCGGACCCCGAGCGTTGACGCGCTCGCGGAGCTGATTCCGGGCACGACGCGCTACGCGGACATCCGGTCCAAAGGACCGGAGCGCTACAAGGAATGGCTCGCCGAGGTGCAGGCCATCGCGGCCCCGCTGGCGGGCGTGGCGAAGCCGAAGGCTTCGGCCAAGGCGAAGTCCGCTGCGAAGCCGAAGGCTTCGACCAAGGCGAAGGCTGCCGCGAAGCCGAAGGCTTCGGCGAAGCCCGCTGCGAAGCCGAAGGCTTCGGGCGGCATCGACCACGCCGAACTCGCGAAGGCCATGGGCGTGGAGCCGGAGGCTCTCGGCGCGATGGTCAAGTTCTTCGCGGCGCTCGCGTAAACGCACCCTCGCGAGACTGGCGCGGCCCCTTCGGGGGTCGCGCCTTTTCGTGTTGCTGGAACCCACGAAAGGACACGCACACATGGAAACACAACGTGAACAAATGCTCAACGCACGTCGCCGGGCAACGCAGCAGCGTCGCGCGGCCCGCGCGTTGGAGGACGCGCTCGCCGAACTCGAACTGCGCAAGGCCACGCGTGACCGCGCTTGGCGTCGCTACGACCGCTACATGGCGTTCCTCGCGTCGCCCGTTGGCGGCCTGCTGGCCAACCACGGCCCGTCTTGGCTCGGGCATTGGCTCGCCTGCGAGTTGGTTGACCGCCTGATGAACCGGGCGCTCCACGCGGAGCGCAAGGTGCGTCGTCAGGACGACCGGGCCTCGCGGGCGTTGGCCCGCAGCCTCGGCGTAGCCGAGGACAACGTCGTGCCGCTCAAGGCCGCGTCGTGACCGAGCGCGTCGTCACGGCGTCGCTCGCCGCCATGCTGGGCGTCGGCTTTGCCGTCGCCTGCATCACCTCGTTCGTGCTTGGCTTCGCCATCGGCACGGGCGTTCCCTGCTGACCCAACCCACCGCAAGGAGCAACACACATGCGTAACCTCATTCGCCCCGACCACGCCCTCGACCTGCTCGACAGCCTGCCGCACAAGCAACGCCTGCGCGTCTGCGAGGAGCAGGTGCATCGCTGGAGCGTCGTCGCTCACGAGCATCCCACGCATCGCTCACAAGACGCCCACGCCTTCTGGCTGGAAACCTTGGCCATGGAGGAAGGCGACCCGCACATTGCCGACGTGGTCATGGACGTGGTCGGTTCCCACCGGAAGCTCACGCCGCGTCAGGCACGGAGGATCGTGCGTTGAGCGCCGGGCAGCCGAGCCTCGACGAAGGCGTCTTCGTGTTCGACACGATCACGGGCCAGTATTGGAGCCGGGAGCATGGCTGGGCCGATCTGGCTCACGCCGACGCCCGCTGGCCCCACGAGGTGCGTGACCTCGCGGAAGGCTTCGTGACCGTGAAGCCCGGCGACGTGCTGCTGCAAACGTCCGCCTAACCACTCGCACCACGACGACTGGCGCGGCCCCACAGGGGTCGCGCCTTTTCGTGTTGGTGCAAACCAATCCACCACACAGGAGACAACGCAATGACGGATGAACACAGCGCCGACACAGGCATGGCGGAAATCACCGCACGCCTGATGCGGCATCACGCGGGAGCAGTCGTGTTTCCCATGGCGGGCATGATGTATGTCTTCCTCGTTGAAGGCGAGGACGGCGCTCCCGACCCCGAGTGGCTCGGGGCAATCCCGTCCTTCCTGAACGCCCACGACTCGCGTCCAATGGCCGAGCAAATCCACGAAAACTACGCTCACGGCGGGGGCTGGCGTCCGCAGGGCGGCTTCACGCTGGACGTGAACGAGGAAGGCCGCGTCGTGCTGTCCGGGTCCGACCCGCGCCCGTATCGGGCCATCTGCTTCACGCAGTTGCGCAACGAGACCCTCGTGCTCTTCGAGAGCGCGTGGACCGCCATCATCCAGCCCGACGGGAGCATGGAGGTCTCGCGTCTGGACTGAATCCGCTTGACACCCAAAGGTGGGTGTCGCACACCTGCGACACCCACCACACACCTCACCACCACAGGAGAATTACCGTGACCCATCCCACCTACAATATTGACGACGCTTTCAGCGTGCTCGCAGCGGACGCCGAAGAGCTGACGCAGGAGCGCTGCGAAGCCGTGCTGCGCGAGCACACCGACATTCCCGAAGACCGCATCCCCGTGGCCGCATCGGAAATCATGGCGACCGCCCACCAAACACTCCGCGCCTACAAGGAAGCGTTCCTCGTGGTCCAGCAAGTTGCCGAAATCCTCGGGCACGACGCACCCACCTGCGAGGTCTCTCGGGGGAGCGTCTGGAAGGATGACGGCAAGACGCACACCGACCTGTTCGTGACCCTTCAGACCACGGGGGCTGACGGCCATACCATCGGCAAGACCACGCACCACCTGCGCCGCTTCGAGGGGGAGCAGGACGATGTTTGAGGCCGCCATCACCACGCTCGTCGTCACTGCTGGCCTACTGGCCATCGGTGTGATCGTATCCAGCCTCTCGACCGCCCTCCGGCGGTCGAGAACCCTGCGGCAAGACGCGATCCTCTCGCGAGACAGCCAGCTCTATGTGCGTGGCACGCACAATCGCCACGGCCTCTGGCTTCGGGAGAACGGCTCGCTCGGCTCTCGCGTGAGCGCCGCCAGCCAGCCCTCTCCTCGCGTGAAATAACAGGCACGCAGGAAACAGGCAGGCCCGCGCAGTCCCAAAGGGATTTTTCCGTGCGGGGCAATCCCACCAAACCGAAGGAGAACCAGCCATCATGGCAAAGACCCTGTTCCTTGTGATCGTCCTGTTGATCGTCGGCTTCGGCGTGATCGGCGGGCTGTTGTGGATCGCCTCTCTCTTCGAGAGGCTCGACGACGAGGACTACCAGATTCGCAGGCGAGCCGCCCGCGAATATCGTGATGCACGGGATGACCTGCGACACGAGAAGACCATGGCCGAAGTCCGCGAGGACGAGAAGGCCAAGGCCAAGGCTGCTGCGCGTCGCAGCCGCCGCAAGTGAACACCACCACAAGGAGAAACAACGTGTTCAAATACGCAATCCTCGGCGTCGCCGGGATCATGACGCTCGGCCTCGCCACCTGCTCCATGGAAACCGTTGACACGGGCCATCGGGGCGTCTTCGTGACCTACGGCAAGCCGACTTCGCAGGTGTCGGAAGGGCTGCACTTCTACAACCCGCTCACCACGGACCTCGTGGAAATGGACGTGCGCCAACTCAAGTCCACCAAACAGACCTCGGCCTACACGCAAGACGTGCAGCAAGCGGCCATCCGCTACTCGCTGACGTTCTCGCTCGACCCCGACCAAGCCATGCGTGTGTATCAGACGGTCGGCACTGATTGGCCGAGCCAACTGGTCCCGCAGGTGGTCGAGCAGACCATCAAGGACGTGTTCGGCAAGAGCGAGGCAGTCAAGGACACGATCAACAATCGCGGCGCTGTCCAGCAGGCCATCGTGGCCGAGTTGGCGGCGGCTCTCGCCAAGCGCAGCGTGATCCTGCACGGCTTCGAGTTGCGTGACATCGCCTTCTCGGAAGCCTTCGAGCAGGCCGTCGAGGCCAAGCAGGTGGCTGTCGAGAACGCCAACGCAGCCCGCAACAGGACGGTCGAAATCGAGGAGCGCGCGAAGCAGCGCATCATCGCCGCCAAGGCCGAAGCCGAGGCGATGCGCATCAAGACGGAGGCCCTCGCCGGGTCTCCCAAGCTCGTCGAATACGAGGCTGTCCAGAAGTGGAATGGCGAGTTGCCGAAACAGATGCTCGGCGGTGCCGTCCCGTTCATCAACATCGACTGATTACCCGCCCGGCCCGAAGGGCCGGGCACCCCACCACGACGTAAAGGAGAATGGCCAATGGCCCCCACAAAAACCGACGTGCTCATGGTCGCCATGCTGGCAGGAGAGCAGGTGAAATTCGATGACAAGCGCAGGCTCCTGCGCATCGCCTTCGACATGTGGCAGGACTCGTCCGAGCGCATCGACCCGACGGCAATCGGGGAGATCATGCGCCGCTCGCCCCTGTTCTCGGCGACCGGCACTCCGACCACGGTGAAGGTGCGCTGCACGGCAGCCGGACTGCGTGACGTGCTCACGAACGACGCCATCTACCAGCTTTGCACCGGGTTTGTCGCGAGCATCCAACTGATGCAAGCCCTCCAAGACCCCTCCACTTACGGCGTGACGAACCCGAAAACGAGCACCGGCTACAACATCGGCGAAGTGGAGCGTTCCCATTGGGTTCCTCGCTCCGTCCACGACCACTCCAAGGCGAACCGCGTCGCCTTCAATAACTTCCTCAAAGACGAGGCGCATATCGCCAAGATGCTCGCCCGCATCCCCTCGGCGAAGTCGCGCGACTTCGTGGCGGGGATGCTCTCCGCAGAAATCGTGAGGCGCGGCCTCGCTACCGTAATCCCCATTCCCACCGCCAGCAAAGGAGCAACCAGCATGGCAACCAAGACCGCACTCAAGACCCTTCCCGCAATCGACGCGCTCGAAGCGGCCAACATCTTCCTCATTCGTCTCGGCCTTGCCGAGCACTCCTACGCACCCCTCGAAGAACAGGTCGCCAGCTTCATCGAATGGCTCGAAGCGAACACCGAAACCACGGGCGCGAAGGCCATGGTCAAGGCGGTTCTCGCCGTGCTCATGGCGCGTGAAAGCCTGCCCGCTCACGGCACCGAAATGGACGGCGTCATCAGCGGCCTTCGCGCAGAAGCCGTGACAGTCCTCCGCGCCTTCCTCGCACACATCGAGGACGCGGCGAGCGGCGAAGACGCGGAAGGTGGTGCGCCCGTGGCCTCGGGCCTGCCGTCCCCGCTCGACCTGACCATCGACCCGTCCGCGCAGGCCATGCTCGATGCCGTGCTGGCTTCGGCCAAGATGCCGGGTATCGGGGCCATCAAGGACTACGTCGATACGCTGTCCAAGTTTGCGTCCGACGTGGATGCCGAGCTGGTCGATCTGCGCAACATGGCCAAGCGCGCCAAGACGATGGCGGCCATGACCCCGAAGGTTGAAGGCGCAGCCACTGCCTCTGGCAAGCCGGGCGAACTGCCGGAAGGCAAGGTGGTCATGCGCAAGGCAGCCGACCTCTTCGGCATCACCGGGGCTTCGGCCAAGGCGTTCTCGTTCGAGGTGCCCTCGTTCGAGTGGGCCTTCCCGCACCCCGACGTGCCCAGCGTGGACGCCGAGTATATCTTCCGGCCCGAAGCGCTGCTCACCGTCCTCTTGTCGCTGCTCAAGAGCGACAAGACGTGGATCAAGGGGCACACCGGCACCGGCAAGTCCACGTTGATCGAGCAGGTTGCTGCGCGTCTCAACTGGCCCTGCCTGCGCATCAACTTCGACAGCGACATCACGCGCATGGACCTCGTCGGCAAGCAGGACTTGGTCGTTGACGCCACGAGCGGAAAGACCGTGACCAAGTGGGTGGACGGCGTGCTGCCGCACGCCCTCCGCAACGGGTTCATCCTGCTGCTCGACGAAATCGACTTCGTTCGCCCGGACATTGCCTACGTCTTGCAGAGCGTCCTCGAAGACCGGGGCATGACGCTCAACGAGAACGGCGGCGAAGTCATCAGGCCGCAGCCCATGTTCCGCCTCTTCGCCACCGCCAACACGACGGGGCAGGGCGACGAGTTCGGCATGTATCAGGGCGCACGTCCGCAGAGCCTCGCCTTCCTCGACCGCTTCACCGTGTGGATCGACGTGGACTACCTGCCGAAGGACCGGGAGAAGGCGTTGCTCTGCAAGCGAGTGCCGGAACTCGACAGCGGCGCTGCTGATACGATCATGCGCTACGTTGCCGAGCATCGGCAAGCCTTCACCGGGGCGCAGGTTCTTCAACCTATCTCGCCGCGCGGCATCACCACCTTGGCCGAACGCTACGTTGCCTTCCTCGACATTTATGGGGGCGACCGGAAGCGGGCGTTCAAGACTGCCTTCCAGCAGACGATGACCGCAAGGGCCAGTTCGCAAGACGCGGTCGTGCTGAACGGCCTCGTGAACAAGCTGCTCAAGTAACTCGCCTCATGCGTGGGGGGTTGCTCCTTTCCCCTCACGCAGCGCGCCGGGGTGCCGCGCAACCAAGCACCCCACCCATCACACTCACATGGAGAACACCATGACCGCTCCCACCAAGCCCTCCGAACCCGGCGCTATCAGCACCAACCTGTTCACCCACGAAGTCAGCCACGTCGCCCGCACTATCGGACGTTCCCACGAAATCGACGTTGTGTTCGAGGGCAGCGAAGCCAAGACCAATGGCTCGAAGATCATCATGCCTGCCCTGCCAGACGACCGTGAACTGTCGAGCCAGCAGGCGCGGGCTATGCGTGGCTACGCCGACCACGAAACCTTCCACGTTCGCAAGACGGACATGGAAGCGTGGCAGCACTTCGGCGTCACCGACAGCAAGGCACCCCACGAAACGTGGGAAGCCTTCGCCAACTGCGTCGAAGACCTGCGCATCGAGCGCCATGGCTACGCCGACTACCCCGGTGCGCAGCGCAACATCGCAGCGCTCGTGGAAATCCAGTCGGCCCAGCACTTGGACATGATCGACAAAGACCCGACGCTGCTCGACGACGAGGTCAAGGCCAGCGCCGCAGCGCTGGCCTACGAGGGTCGTCGGCGCATGGGCACGGCGGTCGATGCCTGTGAAGCCATGCTTGCGAAGCTGCCGCCCAAGGCGGTCGAGCAGGCCAAGCGATGGGCGGACGCAACCGAGTCCCTGCCCGATGGCAAGGAAGGCACCCGCCAGTCCATCAATCTGGCCCGCATGATCCTCGGCGACCTCGGCTTGGTGGACAAGCCCAAGAGCGACGAAGGCGAGGGCGAGGGCGAAGGCGAGGGCCATGGCCGTGGCCGGGGGAGCGCCGGAGCAGGCGAAGGCGGAGGCGAAGGCGAAGCCGGATGCGAAGGTGAAGGCGCGTCCGGCGAAGCCGGGGGCACCGGCGAGGGTGACAGCCTCCGCCATGGCCGTGATGGCGAGGGACGCGAGAGCAGCTTCGGCGAAGGCGGCGGCAAGGGTGCCGGGACCGGCGTGACCAAGCACGATGGGCACTTCCCCGAACCCGATGCCGAAGAGTTTCGCAAGATGCTGGCCGATCTGAAAAAGGCGCGGACCAAGACGAAGAGCGCGGGCCTCGAAACGGAACTCGGCGGCGTGGTCGAAGCCGAAGCCAAGGAAGTGGTTGGTGCCCTGTCGAGGGAGAACCTGCCCTATCTCGTGGCCAACCCGCAGAACGACGAGTGGCACACCAAGACGAACGGCTATTTCAGTGGCCGGTTGTCCAAACCGTCCAACCTCCGCTCCTACGAGGCAAGCGTGAGGTCGGCAGCCTCCACGCTTGGCGTGATGCGGCGCAAGCTGGAGCGCATGATCCTCGCCAAGCAACGGCGCGATTGGGATGTTGCCCGTGAGGTCGGCTCGCTCGATCCCAAGCGTCTCGTGCAGGCGGCCATGGGGCAGCGCAATGTCTATCGCACCCGTGCCGACCGCGCCGAACTCGACACGGCAGTCTGCATCCTCGTCGATCTTTCCGGCTCCATGAGCGGCCACAAGGCCATACTGGCGCAGCAGGTGGCCATTGCACTGGCGACCTGCCTCAACACCATCGGCGCTGACTTCGCCATCTATGGGTTCAGCAACACCCACGGCAAGGGCCTTGGCCGTGGGTCCGCCAAACACGTCTTGGACACCGCAGGAAATGCCATTCCGTGGGGCCGGGTCGAGCCGCTCGACATGTTTGTCTTCAAGGAATTTGGTGAAACCATGCGCGAAGCCAAGTTGTCGCTCGGGGCCATCAGCTCCACCATCGGTGGAAACAACTCGGACGCCGACGCGATCATCGAGGCATGGGGGAAACTGCGGGATCGCCCGGCCCGGCGCAAAGTGTTCATCACCCTGTCCGATGGCGAGCCTGCATGGCGCTGTCCCTTGGCGGACGTGAGTGGGAAGCCGGGGTCTTACGGCAAGAGAACCTACATCAACGACCTCACGAAGCGGGCGGTCGAGCGCGTCATCGCAGAGGGCGGCGACATTGCCGGGGTCGGCATCCTCGACGACAGCGTCAAGGAATTTTACCCGATCTGGGCCGTGGCCCACAACCTCGACGAGTTCGCCGGGCTGGCCATGGACACGCTGGCCCGCCTGATGCTCGGAGAGCGTGCCCGCGTCTCGAAGGCGGCGGCATGACCGGGGCGCAGCGAAGGGCAAGACGTGCCCCGCTGCGTCCCGAGTGGCATCGCCTCGTCGGCTACCGCCCCATGCGGTGGTGGCTGGCCTTCGGCGCAGCCGTGAAGAGCCAGCGCATAAGGCATCGGGACACGAGGGCGCTGCGCGCCCTCGTTCCCATCATCGACGCCCGCTTCGGGCGACCCACCACAGCCAGACACAAGGAGATTTAGCATGGCTGACGACAACCCCTTCCGCAAAACGAACAAGAGCGAATACGAGAAACGCATGAGCGCTCTCCACGCCTCGCTCAAGAAGCTGTCCGACCACATCGAAAAGGCCGCGAATAGCGAGGGGCAGGCATTGGAACTCAAGCACGAGTTCGCCCGCGAGGCAGCCTCCTTCATGTATGGCAGCACCATGGTCGGGGACGCGCTCGATCTGCTCCACGAAATTTCGGGGCTGGCCGTCGTGAAGGGGCGCACCTGCGTCCTCCTCGTGGACCCGCAATCTCACGGCCAGCGGGAGGGCGATGATGGCCAAGCCATATCCGCAACCTGCACTATCGCCATGACCCATAGCGGCGTGGAGGACAAGCACATCGCCGAACTCGTGGCCGACATGCGCGACCGCGTCATGGAGTGCAGCAACGACGACACCGGAAGCACCCACGCGGCCAAGGTCAGGGACGCCGAGGACGCCGTGACCAACCTCATGGCCCGCATCAAGGCGGGCGACACCACCGAAGGAGACGACAAGTGAACAGCACCCCCATCTTCCCCACGTTCGAGTATCCCGTCTCGGACCGTGAGAGCTACATGTGCAGGGCGAGCGGCCTGTGGTGGAAGGCCACCATCGTTCACCGCAACGGCAGCGTCGAGAGCGGCGACTACGGCGTGATCGTCACGGCCAAGGCGGAGGACGGACGCCTCGTGGCCTACGAGGTCAGCCCCTACATCTACCCGAGGGGGCACACCTCCACGGCCTCCCTGCTCTCCCGGCAGGCCAACAGCATGGCGTCCCGAGCGGCAGCCGCCGCCCTTCGGCGGGCCGAGGAAGGCTCCTACCTGCGCATCCGGCAGGATGCCCTCGGCTTTGTGGGGGACCGCCCCACCTACGAGGACACGCAGAGGCCGGGCTTCGGCGCACCGCAGCAGCAGCACCGCTCCGTCTTCGGGCGTCCCCGCACCCCCGAACGGAGCGTGTTTAGCCGTGGCCCCGGCCCGTCGCACGGGGCCGACCAGCCCCGCCGGTCCATCTTCAACCGTAGCCGCAGCGGCTACGGTGGCTACACGGCAGCCCCGGCCAAGCCGAAGGCCACGCTCGACACGGACGCAGGCAAGACCATCGAGCGCGAAGCGGCCACCATCAAGACCACCACCAAAGGAGACGACAAGTGAGTAATGAACGCAACGCAGCCCCCGAAATCAAGCCGGGCGTCGGCTACGCCCACTTCTCGGAGGGAACCAGCCAAGACGACGGCCTGATCCGCCGTGCCAAGGCCATGCTGGCCAAGGTGGAGGGAGAAGTGCCGGGCGTGGCCAAGGTTGTCGAGGGGCTGGGCGAAATGCCCAGCGAAATGGTCCCTGACTTCGTCGAACTGCTGGCCCTCATTGGCAACAGCTCGGTCCGCCAGAACATGCAAATCATGCGCCTTAACGAGAGGGCCTGCGAGGAAAGCGGCAGGGCGACCGCCATCCTCATGGTCCCGGCGGGCAGATTTGGCGGGCACGAGGGCGTGGTCATGATGGGCGTCGGGATTCAGGGCGAACCCGTCACCGAGGGGGATCGCGTCTTGGCGGACGAAATCACCGCCTGCAACGAGGCGCTGCTTGCCGTCGCCTTGAAGGCCCGTGATGCGGCCCTCAACAAAGACAACGAGGGCAACGAAGGCAAGGGAGACGAAGCATGAGCAAGTGGGACAAGGACTTGGACGACGCGGACAGGGGCACCGTTGTTGCCCTTCTCGCTCGCCTCAACGGCAACCGGGCCAACGGGGATGACATGATTACGCCGCTGTGCGCCATCGACCTCAACCTGCGTGAATGGCTGGACGAGGACGACGCCAGACAGGCTGCCACCGACGCCCTTCCCGCCACCCGCTACGCCACCGAAATTCTCGCGCGGACCATGTGGGAGGGAGTCGGCATGGCCCTGCTTGGCAGGGACATGACCTGCGGACAGCCGGGCTGCACGTCTTGCAGCAACCCGAGGGGGATGCTCGAACGTATCTCCTATGCCCGCGCCTTGTGGCGCAGGTGGCGGCAGGCCAAGGCCATGCAGAAGGCCATTGCGCTGGCGCATAATGGCCAATCCGAACTGCAAAACCTGCTGCTGCTCAACAGCGCCGTGGCGACGCTGACTTCGCCGATCCTCATGCCCCTCCTGCATGGCGGCGCGATCTTCCAGCACTTGCAGCACGAGGTGGCGCAGCGTGAGGCGAGGACGGGCAAGAAGGAGGCGATGGTTTCTGTCGTCGCAAAACATGGCTTGAGCGCACTCAAGTCTATCGCGTGGGAAGACGTTGAGGCCGAGGCCAAGGCGAACCCCAAGGGTATCTGCGCGACCATGGTGAAGGCGTGCGAGGAAATGGGCGGCCCGCGCGAAGCAAGCGGGGAACCGCAGCAAACCGACCGGGATGCGCGCCTGTCCGCAAGCATGACGGTCGCCGGACGCGCCTGACAACCACAGCCACCACCACCCGGCGGGTGGTGGTGGTTCACCACAGGAGAATGAACATGAGCACGAACATAGGCAAGCCCAAGCCCAAGACCAAGACGAGGAAGCCCCGCAACATCACGGTGGATGCGGAGGTGCAGGAACTTGTCTCGCGGCAGCAGGACAAGCTCGAAGGGGTCTTCGGGTTTCGCCCGACTATCTCGCAGACGCTCCGCTACATGCTGAAAAACACGGGAGACAAGGCGTGACGCACATGGAGACTTGGCACGAGGACGGGCGCGTCTTCGTGGTCGGTGACGTGCATGGCTGTTACGACATGCTCATGGAACAACTGGATGCGGCGGGGTTCGACCCCGCCGCAGGCGACCACCTGTATTCGCTGGGCGATCTGGTGGACCGGGGGCCGGACAGTCGGCGCGTCTTGGAGTTGCTCGACGAGCCATGGTTCGATGCAGTCATGGGCAACCACGAGCACATGATGATCGAGGCGTGGCAGGGCGATCCCGAGGCGGGCCGGTTGCACGTTCGCAACGGCGGTCAGTGGTTCGGGGACGAAACGGATGACCAACGCCGTAGGCTGGCCATGCTGGCGCTGCACCTGCCGATTGCCCGGACCGTCCACTCGCCGAGTGGACGCAGCTACGGCTTGGTCCATGCCGACCTGTGGGGTCTCGACTGGCGACGCTTCATTCGCGATCTGGAGGGTGGTGGCCGGGAGGCCAAGGCCATCCGTAATTTTGCCATGTGGAGCAGGGACACCTTCGGGGCCATGACGCGGGGCGACAGCATCCTGCCGGTTGCTGGCGTGGACACGGTCATGATGGGGCACAACGCCCTCAAGACGCCGGTGAGCCGGGCCAATCTGGTGTGGATGGACACGGGCGCAGGGTTCAGAGGCGGAAAGCTGACGATAGTCGAGTTGGACTAGGGTCTGTTCTAGGATGGCTCAAGGGTGTATCACTAATGTTACAGGAGATAGGTGACTCACGGAGGATTATGGCATGAACAATACGGAAACTATCACGGAACTGCGCGTCGATTTCGCGCGTCTTGAGGGGCGCGTCGATGCGATGGAGCGCATCCTCGGCAATGTCTGCGAGGTCGTGGCAAAGGCTGGCAACCACGGGCCATTGCCGCGCATGACCACGAAGCAACACGCCGCACTCCAGATGTTGTTGAGGGGTGCGAGCAACGCCGAGATTGCCGAGCGGTTCGGCGTGACCATCAACACGGCCAAGGTCTATGTGCGGAGCCTCTTCTCCAAGTTTGGTGTGAACAACCGGGCCAGCGTCGTGGCCAAAGCCAAGATGGCCTTCGAGGCCATGCCCGCCAGCGAGTATATACGGTGGAGCGGGGGCCTGCCCAAGACTTGGGATCGGGACTGGAGCGCGCCCGACGCATACAAGGCGCTCTACCACCACAGCTTGAACGCAGACGATGGAGAATGTGAGGATGGGACTTAATCTCAAGAGGGACAAACGCGGCGTCTGGCACGCCGACGGCTACCTGCGGGGCCAGCGGGTGCGGCGAAGCATGATGACCAAGGTGAAGGCCGTTGCCGCCGAGAAGGCGGAGGCCATGGAAATGTCGGTGGCGCGTGGCCTGCCCCTGTTCTCCAAGTTTCCGAGGGCCACGGTGGAGGCAGCCTGCGATCTGTATGAGCGCCACAAGAACTTGAGTTGGGGCAGCCTGTCTGACGTGCGGTTGTTCAGCCGCAGTCTTGGGGCTGTGCGCCTGCGCGATCTGACGGGAGCCATGCTGCTCGACTTCGTGGACCGGGAGAAGGCAGGCTGCAAGGACAGCACCAAGCGCAAGGCGCTCACCATGGCCATGGCGGTGGTGAACCATGCGGCGGAGCGTGGCTGGTGCGATCCCATTGCCGTGCGTAAGCCTGCTGACAACGGGAGCCGGAGCCGGTGGCTGACCACGGCGGAGCTTGATGCGTTCCTGCTCAAGGCCCCCGAGTATCTGTGGCCCGCCTTCGTGTTTCTGGCCATGACCGGGGCGCGGGCAGGCGAGTGCGTGGCGCTCGACTGGAGCCATCTGTGGCAGGATACGGACGGCCAGTGGCACGCGCGCCTGTGGACCCGGAAGGGGAAGGGCATCATGCGGGAGCGGAGTGTTCCGCTCAATCCGAGGGCGGTCGGCGCGCTGGCCGAGGCCGCGCGCCTCAACCGGCAGGGCGGTGTGCCCATGGAGAAGCGCCGGGGGCCGGTGTTTCGGAATGTGTATGGAAGCAGGCTGCGCGTGGGCATCCTGTCGTCCAAGGTGAAGGGCATTGCCGAGGCGGCGGGCCTCGAAGACGTGAGGCTGCACGATCTGCGGCGCACCTTTGCGAGCACCCTTGTCCAGAGGGGTGTCCCGCTCAACCTCGTGGCCGAACTGCTGGGTCATAGCGGGTTGGGGCAGGTATCTGCCTATGCGCACCTTGCGCCGAGCGCGAAAAGCACGGCTGTCCTCGCCATTTGAGGTGAGGGGCTTGACGATTTGCAAATAATTTTTGGGCAGGGGTCTTGTCTCACTTGTGCGACTCGGGCATGGGTGTTGTTCGGGTGTTGGAGAGACACCCCCGGCTTGAAAGGGGTGCAATGAACGAGGATTATCGCAGGATCGTGGATGAACTGGCGGCCATGAGCGGGCGCATCGCGGCGCTGGCCGGGACCGTGCCGGTCGGCACGTTCATTGGGGATGCGCTGGTCGATCTGGCTGACAGTGTGCGGTCGCAGGTCGAGGAAATGCAGGTGGCGCTTGCGGCCATCGACTGGTCGGCGGTCACGGGCTGGGCCGAAGAGTAAGTTGGAACACAAGGAGAACGAAGGTGAGTGACGCGAGTAACGTGATTGTCGATGAAGAGGCTATTGCCGATGTTGTGCAGGATGGTGAGGCGTTCGAGGCAGCGCCCGTGAAGGTGACGGAAGGCGAGCCGAAGGTGCAGGCCGTGCCGCTCTTGCAGGTCTTTGCGCTGGTCGGCGAAGATCAGCAGGTGCTCGACCTGCGCTTCGAGTGGGGCAGCGCCGTGCCGGGTCCGGCTGTGGGCGCGCGGACGCTCAACGAAATCAGGACGCGCCTCGATGATGTTGCCGTGACCAGCGAAATGGTTGCCCGCCTGATGGTGCGCGGCTGACAGTTTTCCCGACGGGTATCAGTGACCGTTGGGTAGGGGCGGGGTCGGCTGAAAGGTCGGCCCCGTTTTCGTTCCACCACAGGAGATTTGGCATGGGCCATTGGAATTACAGGGTGTTGCACCACCACTCGGCGAGTGGTGCCTTCGAGCCGTATTATGCGTTGCACGAGGTGTTCTATGGGGATGATGGGAAGCCCAACGGGTTTACCGAGCATCCGATTGATTTTGTTGCGGACGATAGCGAGGGGGCCGACAGGATCGAGAGGGGTCTTGGCTTGGCCTTGAGTGATGTGAAGCATCGCAGCGTCTTGAAGGTGGTCGATGGGAGGTTCGTATGACGAACATCGTGCCGCCGCCCAAGGGCGTCTGGGGTGAGCGCGAGGGAATCATGGAAGACCACCGGAAGTGGGAGCGTCAGCAGGCGGAAGAGGCCCAGCGCATCTTTGATATGTATCTGGAAAGCGCGAAGACGGGAAAGCCTTTGGAGTGGGCCAAGGCACCTTTCGGCGGCGAGCCGCCTGAACACCTCGACTCCTATCCCGTGGACGACCGGGAGCGTCGTGGCAGGGGGCTGAACAAGGAGGAAGCCGAGGGCCTTGAGGTTGTGCTGGAGGCCGAGAAGAGGGTCGCGGAGGCCGAGGCGCAGCGCGACGAACTGGCGGTCAAGTTGGGGGAGGCGCTCGCCCGGATTGCCGTCTTGGAGAAGGCCGTCTTGGAGAAGGAGCTGGGGGAGAAGGACCATGATTGAGGTGGAGCGAAAGAAATTTGCGGAGGCAGATTGGAGGGGTTCCGGCGGGCCATGGGATAGTGAGCCGGACCTCGTCTCGTGGATCAGCGGGGAGGGGTATTGGTGCCTTGCCCGCCGAGACCCCATGTCGGGCGTCTGGCTGGGCTACATCGCCGTCCCCAAGGGCCATCCGTGGGATGGGGCGGAGGACGAGTATGACCCCCGGCTGCGGGACATCTGTATTCATGGCGGCGTGACCTATATGAGCAGACGGATGCCTGCGGCAGAGGGAAACGCATGGCCCGTCGATTTGGAGGGGACTGTGCTCGGGTTCGATTGTTCCCATGCGGCGGACATGGTCCCTGCGTGGCACGAGGGTATGCGTAAAATTTTTGGGGGGGCGACGTATCGAAACATCGAATTTGTTGAGGGGCAATTGAAGGAATTGTCCCGGCAGGCCGGGGAGGCGGCTGTTGCGGCGAGGCGCGCGCGCCTGTTGGAGTTGCTGGATCGGAGGACGTTTGACCTGCTCGGCGGGGTGTTGGCCGGAGTGAGCGGGAAGTAGGTTTTTGTTTTTTCACCACAGGAGAATGAAATGAGTGAAGGTCATGAAGGTCATGAAGGTCATGAAGGCCATGAAGGTGGCGGCGTCGTGGTTGGCCGGTTTGGTGGGCGTCCCGTGGAGGTGCGGGCGGAGGGCCAGCGGATGACCAACGCCGAGGACTTTGCGGATGCGCCCATGAGCGTCGGGGAGCATCGCGCTGCGCGCGATGCGGACTCGCGTTCGTGGACGCCGAGGGATGCGCTGGTTGACGTGTTGCGGCGGGTTGACCGGGGCGAACTGAACATGTCGGACGTGCTGATTATCGAGGTGGTCGATGAAACGGAGGATGACGGCCTGCCGGGATTTTCGTTCAACTATACGATGGCTGGCAAGCATGGCTCGACGTTTATGATTGGGGCGCTGGAGCGAGCCAAGACGACGATGCTCGACTGAAAGAGTTGTCTTGCCACAAGGAGAGGGCCGCGCTATGCGCGGCCCTGCCATGATCGTTGATCTGTGGTTCTCCTGTGGTGGGAGAGAAAGGCGCGGACCCGAAGGGGTTCGCGCCTTTCATCGTTTCTGCGCTATTTTTTGGCGTCTTGGTTGGCCTGCTGGACTTGCCGGACTTGCTGCCACCACGCCTGCCAGCCGGTGGCGGTGACGTAGGCTACCGCGCAGGCGTCGAGGTCGGCGGCGGGGACAGGAACGAGGGCATCGGAAGGGGTTCGATGAGGGCCGGAGGCGGGACCGGCAGGGGCCGGGTCGGCAGGGTCGCCGGGACCACTTCCACCCGGCGGGTGGAAGTCGATGCGCAGGCGCTCAAGGCGAGCGCGGTAGTCGCGAGCAGAAGCAAGGGCCATGGAGAGGCGGTCTTCGAGGGCATTGGTGTTCTCCGTCTGGATGCGTTCGTAGGCGAGGCGGTCCTGCTCGGCCTTGAGGGTTGCGGCGGCGGTGGCCTCCGCCGTCTTGATGGCGATGTCGGCTTCGAGGTTGGAGTTGAGGACGATCTGGGCCTCGTAGGAGGATTTGTAGTGGGCCGTCTGGGCTTTCTGGGCCATGAGGAGGGCGGTGAGCGTGAGGATGGAGGCGGCGGCGAAGGCCGCGCCGATCTTGAGGAGGATCGAGGAGGGCAGGGGGATCATCGGGGGGTGGAGTCCTCTTCGGTTTCGAGGAGTTTGTGGCCGTCGTCTTGGGCTTCGAGGGTGACGAGCTTGCCGATGGAACCTTTGATGCGGCCCACGGGGCCGCCGATGGCCAGCGAGACGAGCACGATGCCGATGCCGCCGAGCGCGCAGTAGAGCGAGACGCCGAGGTAGGTGAGGCGGCGCGGCTCCATGGCGGGCGTCCACTCGCCGAGCCACACGATGGCGATCAGGAGGATGGCGATGGCCGTGCAGGCCACGCCGCCGCCGAAGAGTGCCCACGACATCATGGCGCGAACGGTGCGGGTCGTCTGGAAGGGGATGCGCATGATGGGTGTGTGCGCGCTGTGGCGCGCGCGGTCGTCCCCGCCCGCCTGCTGGCCTGCTGGGGCCGTCTAGTTGGGGCCGGGGTCGGTGGCCACGGTGACGTGTTCGATGGTGCGCTCGCCAACGAAGAGGATCGGGGCGTCGAAGTAGATGGTCGTGGGTCCGCCGAACTTGAGGTGGCGGGAGCCGGAGACGAGGTCGATGGTGATCGTGCCGCCGCTCTTCATGCGCAGCTCGAAGACCTTGCTGTCCTCGGTGAACTGGTAGTGTTCGGAGGGGGTGAGGTCGAGTTCGTAGTGTTCGGGGAGGGCGCGCGGGTGCGGCGCGTCTTCGAGGTGGTCGGAGGGTTCGAGGTAGTCGCGGCCATACATGGTGGTCACTCCGTCTTGGTGGTGGGTCGGAAGGGTCGGGCGAGGAAGGCCTCGTAGAAATCGAGGAAGGCGTCGAGGCGCATGAGGACGAAGGCGGAGCCAAGGGGTTGGTGGTTGCGGCGGTTGATGACCACGGGAATGTCGGGTGCGCCGGACTTGAGGAGGGAGCTCTCGGCTTGGCGCATGGCGTCGGGGAAGGAGAGTTTCTCGACGCGCTTGGCCTCGACGTGGAGCGAGGGTGTGCCGGAGAGGTCAGCGCCGCCCGAAAGGCCATGGATGACGCCGCCGCCCGAAAGGGGCGCGCGGCGAATGTCGAGGTTGAGGCGAGCGGCCATGTAGGCGGCGAGTTCGCGCTCGAAGAGGTCGCCCCGCGCTTTCATGGAGCGGCCATTGGTGCGGCGCTTCTTGGGGGCGTCAGTCATCGAGGATGGCCAGCGTGGTCTGGAGGGCGGTGGTGGATTGGAGGTGGGCGCGCAGGGCCAGCGGGTAGTTCTGCTGGATGAGGGTTGCGTGGTCGGCCAGCAGGGCCAGCAGGCGGTGGAGAGCAGGGCTGCCGGAGGGGAAGGGGGCGGATTCAGTCATCGTTGTCGTATCCTCGCTTGAGGCGGCAGGAGCGGCAGAAGAACCAGCCCTTGGGGCGAGTGCTCTTGTCGCCGCAGGTGAGGCAGGGCCGGTTCCACGTCTTGACGAGGTGGGTCTGGGCCACGGCGTATTTTGCGCCGGGGAAGTTCTGGAGGCCGAGGCGGGCCAAGATGCGCTTGGCGGTGTCCGTGCAGACGCCGAGGCGGGCGGCGATGTCTTTGTGGGAGGTGCGGGAGTGATTGGCGTGGAGCCACTCAAGGTCGTCTTGGGAGAGTTCGACTTTGCGTGGCATGAGTGCGCGTTCCCGTCCTGTTCTTGGGACACCCAGAACACACCGTGAGGTGTATGTCAAGATGTGGGGAGCAAGCGCCCGTCCGGGGGACGGGCGCGCAGCGCTCGGCGGTTGGGCGGAGCAGCGAAGGCCCGTCCGGGGGACGGGCCTGTAGCGTTGGCCGGAGGTCATGGTCGTCGGCCCGCCGCCCCACGGGCGGGCCGCCTCTTGAGGTTAGGCGGTGGGCGTCTTGCGGTGTCGCCCTTGGAGGCAGCCGCAGGATTTCTTGTGTCCGTCGATCATGAGTTGGACGTTGGCGACCGCCTCTTTTCCGCAGTCGCAGAGCACGAGACATTCCGTGATATGGAAGTAGTTGGGCGCGATCACGGTGAGCATCCCGTAGCGCTCGCCCTTGGTCACACGCGGGCGCGGGGTGGTCGGGAGGCCGACCCGCTCGCGGTGGTTGGGAGGGAGTTGGCGGCGTCGGAAAAGGTTGCGTTTCTTGCGGAGCTTTGCGCGTTCATCGTTGGTCATCGGGCTTTCCTGTGGGCTGTGGTGGTTCTTTTTTTTAGGGTGTCTCGCGGGTGTTGACAATCGCTAAAGGATCAATCATGAGTTTGAACTCTGAATTGATCCCAAGAAATTCGTGGCGGCTTCGCCGCACGGTCGATCCGACCGGGCGGTGGCCCCTCTCCGAGGGGCCGGGGCCACCGGCAAGGTGGCCGAAGGTGCCCCAGCGTAGATTTTTTTGGATTTGTAGAATTGACGGTTAACGCTTGGACCGTCCCCCGGACGGTCCCGCGCTACTCTCGAATTTGTTCATGTTCTTTGGAAACTTAAGGCTTTGAGGCTTGAGCGTTCAAACTCATGAATTTTGGTTTGTTCTTTTTTTGTTCTTTGAACTACCCGCCCACACTCTCCCACGAGTTCGACTTCGTCAGCGATCTCGGAATGGTCAGTCACCGGAAGGAACAAGCGGCTGTGGGGCCGGGGCATGTCATCGCAAGGCCGCGAATGACTGGCAATGACGAACCTATTGGAGGCCCTGATGGCCAAGGCGAAGCACGACGACCGGACGCTGATCGACTACGCGAAGACGCTCCTTGAGCGCGGTCGCCCCATCCCTCCCTCGCTGGCCCATGTGATGGACGAGGCGCAGCGCGAGTTCGCTGCGGAGGAGAACCGCCGGAAGCATCCGCGCGCCGCAGCCATGGTGGATGCAGCGCGCGAACTGTTCGGCGGGGACGTGAAGGTGATCCGTATGTTCGGGCCTACGGAGTAAGGCCCAGCCACTTCTCGATGGTGCGCGCCGGGCGGTGCAGGGTCGCCGCGATACTCGCGACAGGCTCGCCCCTCAACGCCAGCGCCTTGGCCTTCTGCTTCGTGCTGGAACTGCTCACGACATAGCGGTCGTCCGTCACGTTGGACGTGCCCCACCCGATCCACTGCGTCCGGTCGTGCAGGTCGGTCCATTCGCGGACCTTACCGTAGCGGACCTCGACGACCATGTTGAGGGTGCAGTCCGTGGGCAGTTTGGCTTCAAGCTCGGGCCAGACGGGCCAGTCGTAGTCGCCGTCGTAACGCCCGGCGTTCTGGTGGGCTGTGTCTTTGTCGAGGAAGACCTGCGTGATGCGGAGCTGGGTCTCCAAGACGGTGAGCTGGTTGGTGCTGCCAGCCTCCCTGCCGAAGCCGTCGTCGCCCGGCTTGTTGGAGTGGTGGACGAGGATCACGGCGTAGCCTGCGTTGCGCAGGGTGATCGCCAGCTTGTTGACGTTTCCCCATTCACTGGCGTCGTTCTCGCTCATGCCCGGCCATGCGGAGCGGATCGTGTCGATCACGACAACATCGGGCTTATACCACTTCACCCAGCCCTCAAGCGTCTGGAGGCCATCGCTGGAGCGCAGGCTCATTTCCTCGCCCTCTTGCAGAAACGGAGTCCAGACGGCGAACCTGTCGTCCGTCTTGCCGAACATGTTGGTGAGTCCCTCAAGGCGCACACCGATGGTGCCCGGCCCGTTCTCGTAGTCGAGGTAGAGCACCCGAGCCGCGCCGGACGGGAGTTCCCACGGCCCAAAGTTCGGACGGCCAGAGGCGAGCGCGAAGAGCGCGTTCTGGAGCAGCATGGACTTGCCGTGCCCGGAGTAGGCATAGACCTGCACAATCGTCCCTTTCCGCAGCCATGGCTCGATGAGATAGCTGCGGGCATCCGCCTCCTTGATGAGCGCTGCTGCGTCGTGGGCGTAGATCAGCTTGCGCTCATGGGAGACATGGCGCTCGACTACCTCGGCCATGGGGCGGAAGACGTAGTTGCCTTCGGCGTCGAAGCGCTCGGGATGATTGCGCCGCTCCATCTGCTCGACGCTGGCGCAGGTTGCCTCGAACTCCCGGTCGCCCAAGTTCTCGACGAAGAACTCCTTCATGAACTCGAAGCCGCGAAGGCGAAGCTGCGCACCCCAATCGCCTTGGAGGAGGCGCTCGGACAGGTGGCGCATCAGGCGCTCGTTGCGCGCGTTGCCTTGGCCACTCGGGATTTTGAGGGAGGACGGGAAGTTCTCGCGGACGAACTGCGCGGTGCGCTCCCACTCGCTGATCTTGCTATCGCTCGAAGGGACGCTCGACAGGTCGAGCCGGGAGAAATCGAACTGGCCGTCGATGGGTTCGGCGGCGGGAGGAACCCAATCGTTCCACGTCGGCAGGTCGTCTTGGATGTCGATGCCGGGCTGGACCTCCCACATGTAGCTCTTCGAGGGAGGCAGCAGCGCATAGGAACCGTCGCCCCGGAAGTCGAGGCCGGGAACCTTGGGCCAGTCGGGGGCGTGCTGGCGCACATTCACGCCAGCCCTCGGGCCACGGCGCACCCCGTCCATCGGGTGCGCGAAGTAGAAGTGACGGCCATGCTTGGTCTTCACGGAGATAGGCGTGGAGGCCAGTCCGTTCGCCTTGGCGTAGGCTTCGGCGTCGGCGTTGTCCGTATCGACAATGACGATACCGGAGACCGCCCCTGTGACCACCGCCAGCATGGCACCGGGGCACTGGCTGAACCACTCGTCCACCTCTTCGGGGCGAGCAAGGCGCTCCTGATACTCGGCCCACTTGATGATCGGACGTTTGGTATCGGGGCTGATCGGGATGATCGACCACCCCCGTTCAAGATACTCAAGCGCTGCGTCGTGCGCTCCGGCCTCCAAGGTGTCCGTCATCGTCATTGTCTCCAGTGGTGGTGAAGTAGGGGTCGAGATTCAGGGTGGGGAAGGCGTCCTTGATCCGTTCCATCACGGGGGACGACAGATAGCTGCGGTTGATCCAGCGGTAGGGCGTGGTTCGAGACACCCCGATAACGCGCGCAAGGTATGCCGGACCACCGAGGTCCGCCACCAGTTTTGCCACGTCAAAGCGATGAGAGGGCAGCATTTTCTTTTCTTCCTGAAAAATGTTGAGCAGGCATATTGACCTGCCTGTCTCACCTACGATACACCTTTGGGTGTCATCAAGACCCCCACCACAAAATCTTTCACAGGAACGTCAGATGAGCGATACGAAAGATGATTGGGACAGCTTCGGAGCGTCCCTCGAAACTCCCGCCACCGTCCAATCCGCCTTGCCGCTTCTCGGCGGAAGCGCTCCTCCCCCGGTCGCGATGTCTGCGGCCCTCAAGAGCATGGTCGCAGCCCTCCTTGGTGTGGAAGACGAGATCGCAGCCCTCAAGGAGGCGCGGGAAGACCTGTGCGAACGTATCGCATCGGAAGCCCGGATGCCTACCGATGCGGTCGGCGAGGAAATCCGCATCCCCTATGATGGCGACAGCGATCTGGTCGTGGCCAAGGGCGAGAGGTGGAGCTGGGATCAGGACGCCCTCAAGGAAATGCTCTCGCTCGCCGAAGACCCGGCGGAAATCATCGACACCAGCGCGACCATCAAGCGCAAGACCTACGAGGCTTTGTCCGAGAGCCAGCAGGACCACTACCGGCACGCCCTCACGCGCAAGTCCGGTGCCCTCAAGATCAGCATCGAGAAAAGGAAGTAAGATGTTCAAGACGCTGAACACCTCCAGCGCCGAGGCCCATGCTCACAAGACCCTGCTCTACGCTCACCACGGTTTCGGGAAGACCTACCAGTTCCGTTACTACCGCGAGCTTTACGGGCGCGGCCTGATTATCTCGGGTGAGAGCGGGCTGTCGTCGGTGTCCGACTGCGACATCGACTTCCTGCCTTTTACGTCTTGGGATGGTCCGCACAACCCGGATGACGGCGTCTATTCGTTCATGGGCATCATTCGTATGCTCAAGGACGTGGACCTCAAGGCTGCCGGGTTCAACTGGATCGGCATCGACAGCGTCACCGAAATGTCCGAGCGCTGCCTCCAGCATTTCCAGAAGCTCCACGAAGACCTCGCCGCCTCGTCGGGAAAGAAGATGGACGGCTTCGCCGTGTGGGGCGACTACGAACGGGCCATGATCGGCGCGCTCAAGTGGGTGCGCGACCTTCCGGTCCATGTCCTCGTCACCGCTCTGGCGATGGAGGAAGACGACGACAACGGCCAGACCCACTATTGGCCGATGGTCAAGATGAAGAAGGTGGCGAAGCACATTCCCGCCCTCTTCGATCATGTCTTCTGCGGCATCCGCAAGACTGTTGAACTTGAGCAGCCGGGGGGCGGACTGGATGCTCGCGTTGCGCGCTTCATCATCACCGAGGAAGTGAAGGGCTGGCACGGCAAGACGCGCGATCCGCGTCGCCGCCTCAAGCCCATCGAGCGCGGCGCGAGCATCCTTAACCTGCACCAGCGCATCGCCATGAGCGATGCTGACTTCGCGGCCTACTCGGACACCATGAAGGGTGCGCCGAAGGAAGAAGAGAAGTCTCCCGAAGCGCCGAAAGAACCCTCCGGCGAACCCTTTTAATCCCACCTGAACTAGGAGAATATCAATGAGTTGGAATGGATTTGGCGGCCTGAACCTGTCGGGCGTCGAAGCGGAGAACGGGCGCTCTACCCTCAAGCCCGGCAGCTACACCTGCAAGATCGTCGAGGCCGAGGTCAAGGCGACCAAGGACAAGACGGGCCATGGCCTCGTGGTGGTGCTCGAAGCCGAAAGCGGCGAAGGCAAGGTGGACGACTTCATCAACCTGCACAACCGCAACGCCGACGCCGAACGCATCGGCAAGAGCCGCCTCAAGAGCCTGCTGGTCAACAGCGGCCACCCGAACCCGGATCATCCGGGCGACGTGAAGAGCCTGATCGGACGCCGGGTTGGCGTTCATGTCGAGCAAGGCCCCGATTGGACCGACAAGAACGGACAGACCCGTCCGGGCGGCGGGCAGCCGCGCCGCTCCGGTGCCTACTACAAGGTCGAGGCGCAGACCGGCTACGCCTCCAACCCCTCTGCTGGCTCGACGAGCGGCGGCTACAACGACGATCTGAACGACGACATTCCGTTCTAAGCGATAGCCCATCGGGTCGCACCGATGGCTAGTCCCGGTCGGGGGCGCGTCTCCTCCACAGACCTCGACCGGGACACCCTTTTCTCCCTCAAGGAACCCGTCTTGTCCGAAGCCGCTGACATCGTTGCCGCTATCAACGACGGGTATGGTCCCCGAGACCAGAAGCCTCGTCGCTACATCGGCGCGTCTGGCATCGGCAACAAGTGCGAGGCCGCGCTGGCCTTCGCGCTTCGCGGCTTCCCCGACGACAGCCCGGACCCCCAACTCCAGCGCATCTTCAACCTCGGCAACGTCGTGGAAGACATCGTGGTCCGCGACCTCACGAAGCGGGCCAAGCTCGACGTGATGGAGAACGACCCGCTCACCGGCAAGCAATGGCACTACGACTACATGAACGGCCATATCCGGTGCAATCTCGACGGCCTGATCGAGCTTCCCTCGGGCCGTCTGCGCAACCTCGAAATCAAGTCGATGAACGATGCGTCTTGGACGAAGTTCATGGACCGGGGTGTCAGGTTCAGTCACCCCCACTACTTCGACCAGATGCAGATGCAGATGGCCATGAGCCGCACGGCGGACACGCTGTTCATCGCATACAACAAGAACAACTCGAAGTATCACGCTGAAATCGTTGAGTTCGACGAGATTGAGTGGGCCTTCCTCAAGACGCGGATCGAGAGCGCGCTCCTGAACACGGCCCGGCGCATCGCCGGAGACGAAAGCGACTGGCGCTGCCGGGGCTGTTTCAAACGCACGTCGTGCTGGGGAAGTCCTGTCCTCGAACGCGAGTGCTACCACTGCCAGCACGCCTCTGCGGAGCCGGACGGTGGCTGGCACTGCCACCTTCACAACATGCCTGCGACTGCGACCTGCGGCTCGTTCGAGCGCTATCGCCCGCTGGCCAAGGAGTAACCATCAGTGCTCGCCGACCTCCTCAAGAAATACCGGGCTGAATACGAAATCGTCGCCGAGACGCGCGACGAACTGTTCTCGATCAACCGTCGCATCGCCGACCTCTACGGCGACGAGGGGGGCAACCACGACGCTATCCGCCGGGCCAAGGACAAGGCGCACCATGTGACCAATAGCCTGTGCGCAGCCGAGAAGCGGCTGCGCCTGCTCCTGATCGACATCGAAGCCGCTCGGATCGAAGAGGGCTACGACTTCGCGCTGGCTCTTCCGCAATGAAGGCCGACCGCAAGAACGCAGGGAAGGCCCGGCTCGACCTTATCGCGCTCCCGTCGCTGGAGGGGGCTGCGCGCGTCTTGGAATTTGGTTCGGGCAAATACTCGGACTGGAATTGGGCGAAGGGGGCTGACTGGTCCGTCCCCATCGCCAGCCTGCTCCGGCACCTGTCGGCCATGCAGATGGGTGAACTTACCGATCCCGAGAGCGGCGAGCTTCATGCCGATCACATTCTCTGCAACGCCATCTATCTGGCTCATTATGCTCGGTTTTTCCCCGAGTTGAATGACCTCCCCAACCTTCAATCTCACCTCACCACCACAGGAGAAAGTCATGGGAAAGAGAGGACGCCACCCGGTCGCCGCTAGCCACATCTTCAATGCGCCAAACCACGGGCGGCGCATCAGGAAGGACATGGTCGGCGGGCAATTCCGCAACATGAGCGAAATCCGCTGCTCAAGGTGCAGCGCGGTCGGAAGCATCATGATGAAGATGGTCCTGCCGGAACAGGTGATTGCCAAGAAGTTCGCCCAGAAGGGGTGGCTTCTCGACCCGGACATTTGCCCTGATTGCCAGATCACGACCACCACCACCACGGAGAACGATATGACCACGAATACCAAGGAGGCGGTTCCCTCGACCGCCGCTATCAGGGCGCAGGCGCGGATGATGCGCCTGATTAGCGAGCACTTCGACGAAGACGCGGGGGAGTATCTCAACGGCTACTCCGACCAGAAGATTTCCGACGAGGTCGGGATCGCGCTGGCGTCGGTGCAGAACTTCCGGCGCGAAGGCTTCGGCGAACTCAAGACGCCGGATGAACTGTCGTCCCTGCGGGACGACGTGGTCCTCTTCGAGATGCAAGTAGAGGAGATGCGCAAGTCCCTCGACAACACGATCAACGAGGGCCTCGCCAAACTCGCCAAGGAACACAAGGCGCTCGCCGCCAAGGTCGAAGAACTCGCTCGGAAGGTCACACGATGATTACGCCCCCGATCACCATCCTGCCCGGTGGCCTCAAGGAAGCCAAGGCGGCAGGCTACAACGCTCGCTGGAACGTTCTCGGGATCAAGATGTTCCGAGGCGTCCGGCACCCTGCGGCGACCCTCATGCAGGAGGTCAGGGAGTGGCGGATCGTAGCCTCCGTCGTGGCGTTCTTCTGGGCCGCCGCCATCGCCTTGTCGATCTTCGTGACTCCCGCCGCCGTCGTGCTCGCCATGGCCCCCATCGGTGCCTTCCTGTTCCCGCCTGCCATGCGGGCGCTGGAGGCGCGGGGCCACGCTGTCGAGGTCTTGGTCGCCGCCGAATACTATGGCTACGATATGCCCCTGCTTCTCGAAAAAGAGGCGCGGGTCATGTCGGGCTATAAGTGCTTCAAGGGCTGGAGCAGGAATGAATGTTTCGCCCTTCTCGTCAAGGCTGGACCCGGCGCGGAGCGCTGGGTTTCCCGCAACCGGAAGCTGGTCCAGAAGTGGGCGCTCGCTCTGCCGGAGTCCTTCATGTGATGGAGGCTGGCCCCTACTGGCTTCGCATCGGCGAGGCATCGCGATACCTGCGGATCGCGGAGTCCACCTTCCGCAAGTATATGCAGAGTGGCATCATCCCGCCCGCCGGGAAGGTGATCGGGAAGGTCAGGCTGTGGTCCCGACCGGAACTTGACCTCTGCGCGGCGAACCCCCACAGACACGCTGGCAAGCCTGTGGAGGACGTGCTTAGTGCCTACGAGCGTGAAGCTCAAGAACGTCGTGAGGATCGACAGCCGGGGTAACGCCTACTGGTATTACCGGAAGCGCGGACGACCGCTCGTTCGCCTTCCGGGGGTGCCCGGAGACCCTGCCTTCATGGCCAAGTGGGCGGAACTACAGGAGGAGGTCGAGCGCAAGGCTCCCGCCTCCGGCACCATGGCCCACCTCATCGCTACATACAAAGCCTCTCCAGCCTATCTCGACTTAAAGCCGCTAACGCGGAAGGAGTATGACCGCGTCTTGGATCACATCGTGGAGAAGTTCGGCGCGGTGTCTGTGACGGACATCACGCACGGATTCGTTGCTCGGGTCAGGGATGCGAACATCGACCGGCGCAGGTTCGCCAACTACATTGTTCAGATAATGAACAGACTCATGAATTTTGCCGTCGAGCGAGGGGTCATAGGGCACAACCCCATTGGCCGCATTGCGCTCCTCAAGTTGGGTGATGGCCACCAACCTTGGGATCAAATATCCATCAAAAAAGCCAAGACGGGAAAGTTGAGCTACCCCTATAATGTGTCATTTTTGATCGCAATCATGACCGGACAGCGCCGCGCGAACGTCTTGGGTCTGCGGTGGTCGGACTACGATGGCGAGTCACTCACGTTCCCGCCCCAGAAGCGAGGCCGTCCGGTTGTTATCCCGCTTTTTGGAGAGTTGAAGGAACTGCTGGATAAATTGTGCCCGGAGGATCGGGAGGGCTTCATCCTTGGCCGGGAGTTCTCGGGCCGCACCTTCTCGCGTGGCTTCCGGGCAGCCTGCGACAAGGTCGGCATCCCAAAGCACTTGACGTTCCATGGGCTGCGCTACACAGCCGCCGCGCTCTACGCGGACGCGGGCGCATCAGACGAGGAAATCATGTCGATCACCGGGCATCGCTCGCTGGAAATGGTGTCCCGCTACGCCTCGAAGAGCCGGGGGAAAGTCCGTGCGACCAACGCCGTCTCGAAACTGAAAGTGCAAAACATTTTTGGAGAGTTGCAAAACAACGAGGATGACCAAGACGTAAGTGACTGATTTTCAAGGCGCGCCCGTAGCTCAGCAGGATAGAGCACCAGATTCCTAATCTGGGGGCCACAGGTTCGAATCCTGTCGGGCGCACCATATCCACTAAATTAGTCCCCACTTTCAATCACTTGCTGGTGGTTAGCCCAATCGGGATTTGAGCCGTTAGCCAAATACCCGGCAGCGATCTCTGCCATGCGCTCCTGATCGGCCTCCCTGGTATAGCGGCTGACTTCGCTGTCGCAGCTGTGCCCCGTGATTGATTTGATGAGCTGGTTTGAGAGGCCGAGTTCAGCCCTGCGCCACTTTAGCCGTGCGGTGAGGCAGAATTCCCCATAATTCCGCGCCTGGCGCTTGAGCATTGCGGCGAATTCGGCTTCAACTTTCGGTTGAAACCACATCGCCGGCATCGGCAGGGGACCCAAATGCTCATCAACCTCGCCGGCATCGCCGCGATTCTGGCCGTGGCCTTTGCCATTTCGACCGGCCGCAAACGGATCAAGTTGAGGGTGGTCGCGGCAGCCTTTGCGCTGCAGGCGCTGATGGCGCTGTTCATCCTCGCCACACCCTGGGGCGTGGCCACCATGCAGGCGCTGACCTATGGCGTCTCCCAGTTGCTCGGCTATTCCGCTGAGGGAACCCGCTTCATCTTCGGCAATATCGCCAGTCCCGAAATAGGCGGCGGCGCCTTTGCGCTGCAGGCGCTTACCGTGATCATCTTTTTCGCTTCGCTGGTGGCGGTGCTCGATTATCTCGGCATCATCGGCCTGATCGTGCGCTGGATCGGCGGGGCGATCCGGGTGATTACCGGGATCAGCCGGGTCGAATCCCTGACCGCAGCAGCCAATATCTTCATCGGCCAGGGCGAGGCGCCGCTGGTGGTGAAGCACTATCTCGCCAATATGAGCCGCTCGCAGCTGTTCACTGTTATGACTGTGGGCATGACCAGCGTCGCCGGCTCGGTCATGGCCGCTTATATTGCCATGCTCGGTTCCGAGATCGCGCCCTATCTGCTCGCCGCGGCACTGATGTCGGCGCCGGCTGGCGTGCTGATGTCCAAGATGATCATGCCCGACGAGGAGGAGGAGATCGTCGAGCCCAAGCGCCTCCAATTCGACGAGGGCGGCGACGAAGCCCCGGCCAACGTCATCATGGCCGCGGCCGATGGCGCGGCGACGGGGCTCAAGCTTGCCGCTGGCGTCGGTGCGATGTTGCTGGCGTTCGTCTCGCTTGTGGCCATGGCCAACGGTCTCCTCGGCGGGGGCGGCGCCCTGTTCGGACTGCCCGAACTGAGCTTCCAGCAATTGCTCGGCTATGTCTTCTCACCGATCATGTACCTGCTCGGAATTCCCTGGAACGAGGCGATCCAGGCGGGCGGGTTGTTTGGCGAAAAGGTCGTGCTCAATGAATTTGTCGCCTTCCTCGACCTTCAGGCGCAGCAGGACGATTTGAGTCCGCGTACAGTCCAGGTCCTCAGCTTCGCCTTGTGCGGCTTCGCCAATTTCAGCTCGATCGCGATCCAGATGGCGGCTTTCGGCAGCCTCGCGCCCAACCAGCGCGCCAATGTAGCCCGGCTGGGCGTGCGGGCGCTGGCGGCCGCTTCGCTCGCCAATCTGATGAGTGCGGCGCTGGCAGGCCTGTTCATAACCGTCTGA